ACGTGCTGGACACCGAGATTCGTGGCGCCAACGGCACGCTGATTCTGTTCAGCGGCCTGCAATCGCACACCGTCGACTCGATCAAGTCGTTCGAGGGCGTCGACATCGTGTGGGTCGAGGAAGCCCACGGCGTCAGCAAGAAATCATGGGACGTACTAACACCCACGATCCGGAAGGCCGGTTCGGAAATATGGCTGACGCTCAACCCCGACATGGACACGGACGAAACCTATGTCCGGTTCATATCCACCCCGAGCGATGACACGTGGGTATGCGAAATCAACTGGCGCGACAACCCTTGGTTCCCCGAGGTGCTCAACCAGGAGCGCTTGAAGGCCAAGCGCACCATGTCCAAAGAGGACTACGAGCATATATGGGAAGGCAAGCCGCGCACCGTTGCTGAGGGAGCCATCTACCGGCACGAAATCGTCGACCTGATCGGCGGTGGTCGCCTTACCACTGTTCCATACGACCCGAGCCTGCCCGTACATACCGTGTGGGACTTGGGCTGGAACGACGCCATGACGATCGGCTTCGTCCAGCGCGGCCCGATGGACGTTCGCATCATCGACTACATCGAAGACAGCCATCACACCCTGGACTGGTACGTCGCGCAGATCGAGAAGCGCCCGTATCGCTGGGGTACCGACTTCCTGCCGCACGACGGCCGTACCCGCAACTACCAGACAGGCAAGAGCACCGAGGAGCAATTGCAGGCGATGGGCCGCAATCCCGTCGTCCAGAACGCAACCAGCGTCGAGGAAGGGCTCAAGGCGGCGCGCATGTTGTTCCCCCGCTGCTACTTCGACAAGGCCAAGACGGAGCGCCTGGTCGAGTGCCTGAAACGCTACCGCCGCGCCATACACACGCAGACCGGCGAGCCGATGGGGCCGCTACACGACGAGTTCAGCCACGGCGCCGATATGTTCCGGTACATCGCCCAGGCGGTGCCGGTAATGCAGAACGAAACAGCCACCCACACCTACAACGAAGCCCCAGCGCCAGATTGGCGCACATGAGGAACCCCATGGACGTAACCGCCGACACCGAGCAGCAAGAGCAGGACCAGGCACCAGTCGACGAGCTGGCGCTGAGCCTGGAGGAATACACCGAGTTCATGGAGGAAATCGAGGAACAGCCGAAGTGGCGCGCCACGGCCGACAAAGAAATGGACTACGCCGACGGCAACCAGCTGGCGTCGGATCTGCTACAGCGTCAGCAGGCGCTTGGCATCCCCCCTGCGGTCGAGGATCTGGTCGGCCCGGCGCTGCTGTCGATCCAGGGCTATGAGGCCACCGTGCGCACTGACTTCCGCGTCACGGCAGCCGGTGGCGCGGGCAGCCAGGACGTAGCCGACGCCCTGAACTACAAGCTGAACGAAGCCGAGCGCGAGAGCAAGGCAGATGCGGCCTGTTCCGATGCCTTCCGCCCGCAGATCGCCATCGGCCTTGGCTGGGTCGAGGTGCGCCGCGAGTCGGACCCCTTCAAGTACCCGTTCCGTTGCAGCGCCGTACACCGCCGCGAAATCCATTGGGACTATGCCGCCCAGGAGCGCGACCTGTCCGATGCGCGCTACCTGCGTCGTCAACGCTGGATGACCGGCAAGCGCGCCGCCCTGGTATTCCCCGAGCACCGCGAGCTGATTATGGAGATTGGGACCAACGGTCCTGGCTGGTGGGCAGAACAGGCGATCGAGTCGCAGGACGGTGGTACTAGCACTGGCCTGGCGAACGCATGGGCAGAGGCGCGCGGCTGGACCATTCAGGAAAACCGCTGGTACAACCCGACCGCCAAGGAAATCTGCATCAGCGAGGTGTGGTACCGCCGCTGGGTCGACGTGCCCGTACTGGAGACGCCCGACGGCCGTGTAGTGGAGTACGACGAGGACAACGAGGCGCATAACGCTGCGATCGCCCTTGGCCAGACCACCGTCACCCGCGCCGTAGTGGCCAGGATGCGCCGCAGCTACTGGCTTGGCCCGCACCTGCTACACGATGGCCCGAGCCCGTATAGCCACACGCACTTCCCCTACGTGCCGTTTTGGGGTTTCCGCGAGGACAGCACCGGCGTGCCATATGGCTACGTGCGCGGGATGATCTACCCGCAGGACAGCCTCAACAGCGGTATCAGCAAACTGCGCTGGGGCATGGCCGTCGTGCGCACTGAGCGTACCGAGGGCGCGGTGAAGATGACCGACGCGCAGTTCCGTCGGCAGATCGGGCGCGTGGATGCCGATATCGTGCTGGACGCTGGCCACATGGCCAAGCAGGGCGCGCGCTTCGAGGTACACCGTGACTTCCAGCTCAACGCCCAGCACTTCCAGCTGATCGAGGACAGCCGCCAGTCCATTCAGCGGGTGTCGGCGGTCACGTCCGGCTTCATGGGCAAGGAAGGCACCGCGCGCAGTGGCTTGCAGGAGCAGACGCAGGTCGAGCAGAGCAATCAAAGCCTGGCCCGCATCATGGACAACTTCCGCGCCGCGCGGGCGATGGTCGGCGAGCTGCTTATCTCCATGCTGATCGACGACATGGGCGACAAGGAACAGACCATCATCATCGAAGGCGATGCCGTGCGCGAGGACCGCACCGTCGTTATCAACAAGCCCGAGCGTGATCCGGTCACCGGCTACAGCTATCTCAGCAATGACCTGCTGCGCACTCGCCTGAAAGTCGCGCTCGAAGACGTGCCGAGCACGGCCAGCTATCGCGGTCAGCAGCTCAACGCCATGTCCGAGGCGGTCAAGTCGCTGCCACCGCAGTACCAGGCGGCTGTTCTGCCGTTCATGGTCAGCCTCATGGACGTACCGTTCAAACGCGACGTGGTGGAGGCCATCCGCGCGGCCAGCGAGCAGGAGACGCCCGAGCAGATCGAGAAGCGCATTCAGGAAGAGGTCGAGAAGGCGCTTATCAAGTCCGGCGCCGACCTCAAGATGCGCGAGCTGGCGATGAAAGAGGGCAAGACCGACGCGGAAATCGCCAAGATCCGCGCCGATGCTGTTCACGTCGGCGTCCAGGCGGCGTACAGCGCCATGCAAGGCGGTGCTCAGGTCGCCACCATGCCGCAGATTGCGCCGATCGCTGACGTCATCATGCAAGGCGCCGGCTATCAGCGCCCCAATCCGATGGGCGATGACCCGAATTTCCCCACACCCATAGCCGCTGGTGCGCCGGTGGATCCTGCCTCGGTGCCTGGCGTAGTCCAGAACACCAGCCCGGCATTCCCCCCGGTGCCGCAGGACGGCGCCTCACCCATGGCCGGCATTGAGACGCCAGCCGTTACCGACAACCTGGACGCCGCGCGGTAATGGCCGGCGTCCGTCGCTATGTACTGCGGTTTGCCGACGGCAAGAAGGCAACCGCACTCGACACCCACGATCGCGACCCCGAGGAACTGATGCGCGGGGTCACTGACATTTTCCATACCGGCTACGTCGAGAGCATCGAGCCGGTACTACCCAAGCAGGAGCAGCAACATGATTAAACCAACCGTAGGCCGCGTGGTGTGGTTCTGGCCGTCCGCAAATTACGCCAGCCAGCGCGGCATGATGTGTAGCGACAGGGCGCAGCCGCTAGCCGCCCTTATCGCCTATGTACACGGTGATCGCATGGTTAACCTGTCCGTGCTCGACCAGAAGGGGGAGGCGTTTGCCGTGTGTAGCGTTCCGCTACTGCAAGAGGGCGACGAGCTGAGCCCCTGCTCGTTCTACTGCGAGTGGATGCCTTACCAGAAAGGCCAGGCGGCGAAGACGGACGCCCTCACCGAGCTAGTGAGCAGCATTGCCGAGGCCAAGCAGCCATTGCCCGAGCAGGCACCAGCAGGTCCGGCGCTGACCATGGCTGATATCGACGCGGTGATCGTGGACGAGTCCTACCAGGTGCTGAACGGCTCGCTGGTGACAACCTGCTGCTTGACGCTGCGCAACGGCACGAAGGTGGTAGGGATCAACTACGGGTCGGTATCGGCGAGCAACTACTGCCCCGAGAAAGGCCGCCAGTACGCCCGCGAGCACGCCATCGAGCAGGTATGGCCACTGGAGGGCTATCTGCTGCGCCAACGCCTGTATGAGCAGGACCAAGACGCCGAGCTGATGCTGATCGCCGAGCTGGACGCTGGCACCACTGCCGCCGAGGCGCTGGTCGACCATCTGCAAGCGATGGGCAGCCCTGTCCGCGCCACGATCCCGGTCAAGCGTGGCGATCGTGAGTACCAGATCACCGTATCACCCAAGTAGTCCAGCAGCTACAGTGTAAAATGACAGAGCCCGCAGGTGCGGCTAACACCGTGCGGGCTCCTAACCACAACCATGTTCGGCAGGAACACGTTATGGCTGACAGTAGTTTACTTGGCCGGCGAGCATGCCGGAAATGCGGCGCGCGGGAGCGTTACGCGAACGGGCAGTGCATACCTTGCGCCAAGGCATACGGCGCAACCTATCGGGCAGCCCACAGGGAGAGTGCTCGCGCAAGGGAAGCCAGATACCGCGAAGCAAACGCTGAAAAGAGACGGCTGGCGGCAGTCGACTACAGAGCTAGGAACGCTGAGAAGGTGCTTGCAAGTGACCGCCAGCGTCGGGCTGCAAACAAGGAGCAGCTTAGAGCCAGGGCGGCGGCCAGATACGCGAAGTTTCCAGATAGGGTGAAGGCCATAAACGCAGCGTGGGCCGCAGCCAACCCCGAGGCGGTGCGCGTCAATGACCAGAATCGGAAGGCTCGAAAGCGAAACGCGGGCGGTACGCTGTCCGCTGACATAGTCCACAAGCTGCTTTCCCTACAGCGTGGGAAGTGCGCGTGCTGCAATCTGCCGCTGGGCGATGATTACCAGATTGACCACATCACCCCGCTAGCGAGGGGTGGCACAAACTCAGACGATAATGCGCAGCTGCTCCATGGCAAATGCAACCGGCGCAAGCACGCAAAGCATCCGGTGACCTTCATGCAAGAGCTAGGCTTTCTGATCTGATCTAGTGCGATAACGCACTCCCGAAGCGCCCAGCCCGCCACATCTAACGTGAGCGGGCTTTTTTTTGCTCAAGCCTTGCACCGCCTCCCAAGTCACATAGCGTCCGGCTCGTCATGGGACGATTTCGTCCCTTGATCTACCGCGAACCCTTGGGGCCACTCCGATATGTGGCGGGACGAGGCAAATGACACACGAAGAGTTTTTACAGCAGCACGGCGGGGAAATGACCCCCGAACTGGCCGCCCAGCTCCTAGAGCTTGGCGATATGGGCGATACCGGCACCCAGCCGGATGAAGGCGGCGAGCCCAACGCAGCCCCAGTGACGGACGAAAGCACCCCCGGCGCTACGGATGACAACGCAGGCAAGCCTGGCGCCAACGACGAACCAGAAGATCCGGCGAACGCCGTAGTCCTGGCGAAGGATGGGAAACACACCATTCCGTTTGAGAAGTTGGTAGAGGCACGCGAGGCACGTAAGACCGCAGAGGCAGCGCTGGCCGCCGCAAACACTGAGCTGGAAAGCCTTCGGGCAGCAGCACAGGAGCGCGCGGACGCCGGTATCGCACCAACGACGGCCGACAAGAACCTCGCAATTGCCGAGCAGGCGGTGGAACAGGGATTCGATCCAGGCCTTTTCGGGGACTTCTCCGAAGAAGCGATCGCCAAGGGTGTGCAAACGCTGGTGGATCAGCGCGTCGGGGCCGCAGTTGCCAAGGCGCTCGAACCCTACCAGGCCAAGCAGACAGAGGACGCCACCGAACAGCACTTCAAGGCCATTTTCGAGAAGCACCCCGACGCCGATTCGCTTGCCGAGAGCAAGGAACTGGCCGACTGGATCGCTTCGCAGCCGAGTTTCGCGCGGGCCGGCTATCAAGCCGTGCTTGAGCAGGGCACGGCAACGGAGGTGGTGGAACTGTTCGACACCTTCAAGTCATCCACTGGAAAGACTCAACCCGCAGCCGCAGTGCAGGACTTGAAAGCCCGCGCCAAGGCAGCGGTCGCCAGCGCTAAGCCTGCGGTGCCGGCCAGCCTCTCGGATATCCCTGGAGGAACACCTGGCCCGGCATCGAAGTTCGAGGCGCTGGACCAAATGAACCCCGCAGCACGGGTAGAGGCGCTGGAGGCTATGAGCCAGGCCGACCGTGAACGGTGGTTTGAAACCCAAATGTAGCTTTTTTAGAGGGACTTAAACGTCCCCCTAAGCACAGTCCCGATAATTGCTAGGAGTTCCCATGAGCAAGACCCACACGCCGTATGGCGACGCAAACGCGATGGTGAATCAGGCGGTAGGCCTGTTCACCGCGCACAGCCAACGTAACACCACGCTGAACCGCCTCACCGGCAAGATGCCCAAGGGCACCGCCGGCGCTGAGGCTACTCTGCGCAAGCAGTCGACCCAGCACATGCCCATCGTCAAGTGCATGGACCTTGGCAAAGGCAAGGGCGACGAGGTGACTTTCCACCTGCTGAACCCGGTCGGCGCTAAACCGATCATGGGCAGCAACTACGCCGAAGGGCGTGGCGTTGGCCTCAAGCTGTCCGAGGATCGTCTGCGCGTGAACCAGGCGCGTTTCCCGATCGACTTGGGCGACACCATGACCACCATCCGCAGCCCGGCCGACTTCCGTCGCTTGGGCCGCCCGGTTGCGCAGAAACTGGCGGACGCCTATGTCGATCAGTCGCTGCTGGTCCATATGGCCGGTGCGCGCGGCTTCCACGACAACATCGAGTGGACCATCCCGACCGTCGCTGATAGCAAGTTCGCGGAAATCATGGTCAACCGCGTGAAGGCGCCGACCAAGAACCGCCACTTCATCGCTGACGGCACCAACGGTATCAAGCCGTTCGCCACCAACGCCGGCGAGGTCGATCTGACCACCACTGATATGTTCAACATGGACGTGGTAGACGGCGTTCGCAGCTACATGGAGCAGATCGCCCTGCCGCCGCCTGCCGTCATCTTCGAGGGCGACCAGGCTGCCGAAGACGAGCCGCTGCGCGTGATGCTGGTATCCAGCGCGCAATACAGTTGGTTTGCCAAGGATCCGGCGTTCCGTCAGATGCAGGCGAACGCCCTGGCCCGCGCTGGCATGGCGAACAACCACCCGCTGTTCCGTGGCAACGTCGGTCTGTGGAACAACATCCTGATCGTGAAGATGCCGAAGCCGGTGCGCTTCTACGCCGGTGACACCATTCAGTATTGCGCCAGCTACACCAGCGAAACGGAAAGCTCGGTGGTGGTACCGGATTCGTTCGGCACCAACTTCGCCGTCGATCGCGCGATTCTGCTGGGCGGCCAGGCCGTTGCCGAAGCCTTCGCAGCCAGCGAGAAAGCATCCATCCCGTTCTTCTGGAGCGAGAAGGAGCTGGACCACGGCGACAAGGTAGAACTGCTGCTGGGCATGATTCGCGGCGTCTCGAAGATCCGCTTCGAGGTGGACCACGGCGACGGCAAGCAAATCACCGACTACGGCGTGACCATCATCGACACTGCCGTGCCGATCATTGGCGCTCGCCAGTAACTGATGGGCTAGGCCGGTTCGCGCCGGCCTTACCCAGCACCCTTAATGCAATAGGAGCCCATCATGGCCGAAGTAAAAATTAGCCAGTTCCGTGGTCGTCAGTTCGGCGGCGCAGCTGGTGCGTATGGCAACCTCACCGTCCTGGCGTTCGCGCTGGCCACTGCTGCCAATGGCGGCGCAATCGGTGCCAACTCTGCCGCCCCGCTGGCGATCGGCGACGTGGTAGACCTTGGCCCACTTCCCGAAGGCATGCGCCTGGATGACAGCACCGTCGTGGTTTCCACTGCGATGACTGCCCTCGTCACCGGCTCGCTTGGTTTCGTCTATGAGGACGGCGTAGATGACGCCTCGGTGCCGCAGGATCCCGCCTACTTTGGCGCCGCCCTGGCGCTGAACGCGGCTGCCCGTCTGCGTAACGCATCGAGCAAGGCGATCGTGACGCTGCCCAAGCCTGCCCGTCTGGTGCTGACGGTCGCGGGAGCGGCCAACGCCAAGGCAAGCAAGCTGGATATCGTCGTGGTCGGCGAACTCACCGGCGACAAGTAAAGCAACCGGAAAAGGGGCCGCGATGGCCCCTTTTTCATAGGGGAATCATATGAAAGTCATCCTGATATCACATATTGCGATGCTCGCCCATGAGGCGAACCGCGCCTATTGCCTGTCGCTGGGCGATGACAGCGTGCCCGTATGGGACGAGACGACCGAGGACCACCGCAACAGCATGCTGGCTGGCGTCGAAATGCACGCGGCCAACCCTGACGCCACACCCGAGCAGTCGCATGAATCCTGGCTAGCGCAGAAGACCGCACAGGGCTGGGTCTACGGCGAGGTCAAAGACCTGGAGAAGAAGATTCATCCGTGTTTCCGCCCCTATGCCGAGCTGCCGCCCGAGCAGAAGGCCAAGGACTACATTTTCCGTGGCGTCGTTCACGCCATGCTGCGCCTGGCCGAGGAAACCGAGCAGGAAGCCACGTCCGGTAGTGTCGATCCTGCAGCGGTGGTTGCCCTGGTGCCCGCGCCAACGATCGGCCTCGGTGAAATCGCCGTGACCTACATCGGTCGCCGCCCGACCTTTACCGATTCGATCTACGGTACCGGCCTGACCTTCGCCCAGCAGCAGACGCGCGTGCTGCCGGACGCGATCGCGGCCAAGTTCCTGCGGCATCCGGACGTGTTCGCCAAAGGCACCGGCGAGGCGGCGCAGGACGTAGCGCCGGGCGACGGCACCAACGAGGCGCTGGCCAGCATGAACAAGGACAAGACCGAGCAGGACAAGCAGCTCAACCAGTTGCAGGATCTGCGCGACAGCATCCAGCACATGAACACCAAGGCCGCCCTGGAGGAGTTCGCGCGCACCAACTACAAGCAGGAGCTGGACAAGCGTAAGAGCCTGGCCGAGCTGCGCACCGAGGTGATTGGCTTCATTGACCGCTTCGGAGCCGTGTAATGACCCGCAACGACCTGGTGCGCGAGTTCCGCATCGCCACACAGGACCAGGTAGCGCCGTATCTGTGGGACACCGCCGATATCGTGCGCTGGCTGGAGGAAGCGGAGCGCGAGGCGTGTGTGCGTCGGCGGTTGCTCCATGAGTCGGCGCTGCCCGACGTGTGCCAGATCGTTATAGCGCCAGGCGTTGCGGTCTACCCGCTCCACCCCAAGCTGTACGAGCTGGACCACATCGGCTTCAAGGAAGAAGGCGATACGCGCCGGCGGCCCATCGAGCAGGTTTCGACGGGATACCTGGACAACACGGTGCCCGAGTGGCGCGATCGCGCTGGCTGCCCTCGGTATGCGGTGCAAGGCGATACGACGCTACGCCTGGTGCCAACGCCCGATCAGGCCGGCACGCTGTTTCTGGAGGGCTACCGCTTGCCGCTGGAGGTGGCGGGCGCGACTACCTTCGAGATTCACCAGGCGCACCACCGCAACCTGCTGGATTGGGCGCTGTTCCGCGCGTTCTCGGTACCGGATGCCGACACGCTGGACCTGAACCGATCCGAGGTCGCCGAGAAGGCTTTCGCTGAATACTTTGGCGATCGCCCCGACAGTGACCTTCGCCGCCTGACCCGCACCGACCTGGACCAGCACAACGTTGCATGGCCCTGACGAACTGCCCGGCCGCATTGGCCGGGCGTTCTATCGCTTGATCTAGCCACACAGTCACATAGCGTCCGGCTCATCCCCTACCTACCGAGCCGGAGCGCCCATGCTTGGCGATATCACCCCTCAAACGATCCGGATTACGCCGAGCGCGGTGGCCTACCCTGGACGCGACAACATCGTCCGGCTGGCTATCGAGCGCACCGATTCGCGCGGCCTCAAGCCGGCCAACCTGGACGCCCTGACGCGCGCGGTGCTGGTCCTGCCTCAGCTGGATCCTGTGGTGTCGTTCGATTCAGTCACAGCGCCCGGCGCGCTCACCTGGTCGGGCAATGTACTGACGGTCGACCTGTCCGACTACGCCATGCCGGCGTCTACACAGCCGTGCTACCTGATCGTGTATGACGCGGAGCACCCCGACGGGCAAGTGCTGGTCGACGACGTAGATGCGGTGCTGGCGCTGACCTTCCGGAACATCGCAGCTACGGGCACACTGCCGCCGCCAGCGGTGGACGTGGTGCTCGATGCGCCAACAGACGGCACTAGCTACATGCGCAGGGATGGTGCGTGGGTACAGGCGGCCAGTGCTGGCGTTCAGTCGTTCAATGGGCGCGGTGGCGCGGTGCTGCTGCTGTCCTCGGACATAGCGGAGGCACTTGGCTTCACGCCGGCCACCGCTGCGCAGGGCGCCAAAGCCGACACTGCCGTACAGCCGGAGGCGCTAGCCGCCGTGGCCACCAGTGGCGCCTATGCGGATCTAGGCGGGAAACCGTTCATACCGACCGATGCGGGCGACGTGGGCGCTGCTACGGCCGCACAAGGCGCCAAGGCCGACACCGCAGTACAACCGCAGGCGCTGACCGATGGCCTGGCGGCGAAAGTCGACAAGGTTGTCGGCAAGCAGCTTAGCGACGAGAACTACACCAGCGCGGAGAAGACGAAGCTCGCCGGGCTGGAGGCTGCGCACTACCGCGGCACGTATGTGAACTTTACCGCGCTGAACACGGCCGTTCCGAGCGGGGCAGCGGGCGACTACGCCGACGTGGACGCAGGCGCAGGTTCGCCTGTGCTGCGGTACATGTGGGACGCGAACGACAACGAGTGGGTGGCGCAGGCCGGCAGTGCTGATCCAATCACCGCCGCTCAGGTCAAGTCGCTGTACGAGTCCAACGCGGACACGAACGCGTTCACGGATACCGAGAAGACCAAGCTCGGCGGCATCGCAGCGGGCGCGACAGCGAACGCCAGTACCGACACCCTGGTCGAGGGCGCGACGAACTTGTACCACACCGCTGCGCGCGTACGTGGCGTGGTGCTGACCGGACTGAGCCTACTGACCAGCACAGCGGTAGCCGCTACAGACACCGTGCTAGTGGCGTTCGGTAAGTTACAGGCGCAGATCAACGCACTGACGATGACCCTATCGAACAAGGTCGACGTGGTGGTCGGCAAGCAGCTGTCCACTGAGGACTACACCAGCGCAGAAAAGCAGCTGCTTGCCGACACCGCTGCGTCGCTTGGAGACATAGAAGCGGCGCTTATTGCGATCAACGGGGAATGACATGACGATCGCTGATGAGCTTACACTGCTATCGAACACCAAGAGCGCCGTAGCCGCGGCGATAGAGGCCAAGGGTGTCACTGTGGGGGCGATACCGTTCTCCCAGTACCCCACGAAGATAGCTGAGATCACTGGCGGCGGAGGCGGTGGAGAACTCCAGCCACTGCCACCTGCGCTGGGGGCGATACTACCCACACTGGCACCCGTCTTGACGGCCAGCTCGGCCGCGCTGATAGACGACGATGGGGTGCTGCTGTACAAGACTGCTACCACCGGGCCGGATAAGGTTCTGGGCGACTGGTACTCGACGCGCAAGCTACTGGCCGCCATGGTCGTATGGGACGAGAAGCAGGCCGTGTGGGAGAGCGAGCTGGTAACCATCACCGGGGCTGACATAAATACACAGCCGTCTGGGGAGTGGTCTAGCGGCCTGCTCGACGGCGACCAGATAACATGGAAAGACATAGTCGGGCTGATGCTAATACCGTCAAAGTCGGACGTGGCGGCCACGGTTACCCGCGTGCTAGGGCAGCACCTGATCGACAAATACGGGACGGGGGCCGATACGCAGCAGGCAATTGGGTATTGGATGGGCATGGCCGCCGCACAGGCTGGGGCGCCAAACCTCATAGCGCTCACGAACGACGCCTCGGTTTCTGGGGAGTACATCGCAACGCAGCTGACCAGTTCCAAACGCAGCATGGCGCTGGTCATCCGCAGGCTGGTTGCGGACTACCCGACGCTGGTATCCCTGATGCAGCAGCGCAGCGTTACGGTAAACGTCGTTGGGCCGAACCCAAAGACGCTTACGTTTCCGAGCATGGACCGATTGCAGAACGTACTTACGTCGGCTGGCGTAGAGGCCGACAGCAGCGTGCCAGGGTACATCGCAGGCAAGACCGGCGACGCAGGAGAGGTGGGCCACCAAGTCTTTGGTGCGGACATGCCGTCTGGGAAAAAGGTGTTCGGTGTAGTGCGCGCCAGCACTACTCGGGATAACCGTGCCCAGGACATTCGCAGGTTGCTAATGGCGGCTGAGAACCATTTCCCACACCTACGATCGGCTGAGGTTGCAGCTGATCCGCACGCAGCAGCGGTAGGTCTGAGGATAAAGGCTAGCCTTCCGGCCACTGATAGCAGCCCCAACGCAAGGACGATATTCAACGCCGGTGTCACCAGCGAGGCGTCCGCGTACATGGACGGCACAGCGCTGCTGTTTAGCAGTGATTACTTGCGGGTAGACGGCGGCGCGCCGGTATTGGGGGCGTCGGACTTTACGGTCGAGGTATTCCTGCGAGGCGCTGGGTTGACTCAGCCCACCACTACAGACCTGTTCGGGCAGTGGCGCACGGTTACTGGTGGGAGGAACTGGGCTATTCAGCTCAGCAGCACGGAGATCATCTTTTGGTACTCCATCGATGGATCAGACTCCTACTCGGTGCGTTTCCCCGTTAGCCGCACGTTCCTCCTCAACGGCGCCCCAACGCACATAGTCGTCATGCGGCAAGGCAACTCGCTGGTGCTGTTCGTAAACGGTCAGCCATCACCGGTGACGAATATAGGCACCACCTCCTTCTATAGTGCTGCAACCAGCAGCGTAATGGTCGGCGCTAGGATCAGTGCTGGCGGAGATGCGGAGAATTACTTTAACGGCCTAATTGACGAGGCGATTCTGACCGTTGGCGTAGCACGATATCCGCTGACCGGGTTCAGGTCGCGATATCGCGCGAATCGCTGGGGGTAGCGAAAAAGTCCGTATCGCGTGGCCGCCTGATTTAGGTCAATGAAAACTGACGCGCCAAATTGCGTACATCTATACTTGTGCAATCATAGCGCCACTACCTGCGGCATGCCCCCGGCCCGCTCACCAGCGGGCTTTCTTTTGCCCGATCGAGGCTTGACCAGGCTTCGCAGTCACATAGCGTCCTCGGCATATTCACCACCGCAGGGCTGACGGATGAAGACCATCCGCCGCGACAGCTGGCCGCTAGGCGCCAACAACGTAGCGAAACCCAACCGCCTGCCCGAAGGGGCTGTGCGCGATAGCGTGAACCTGGATCCGAGCGCTGAGGGTCTGTTTTCGCTGCGTGCCGGCTTTGAGCGTGTGCTGGAGGGCGCCGATATCCGCCACGCTACGGCGATCGGCGACCGCATTGTCTTCGTCGACGGCCTGGCTGTGCGCGCCTACAACACCAGCACCGACGAAGTGGTCGAGCTGGGGGCGCTGCGCTCACTGGCTGGCATTGCCAGCGCCGTGCTTAACGGCCAGGTCTATCTGTGCTCGATGACTGACAGTCTGCGCACCGATGGTGTGACGCTGAGCCAGTGGGGCGTCACGGCGCCTGGATTCACCCTGGAGGTGATCGAGGGGAATCTACCGGCCGGCGTCTACAAGTTCGGCGTTACGGCGATCGGTGACAGTGGCGAGGAGTCCGGTACCGAGCCGGTCATCGTCACGCTGCCGGGCGGGTCGGGCGTGCGCCTGGTCACGGATGATGCGCGCCCGCTGCGCATGTACGCCTCGGTCGCCAATGGCTCGACCCTCTACTACCAATGCCTGCTGATCGGCTCGCAGGCGCTCACGCGCGTGACTGACGACGCCGAACGACTGACCACCGCAGGCCTGGTGCCTTTGCCGTGCTGCGACGAGCTGACGGCCTTCCATGGCGTCATTGTGGGGCGGGTCGGCAAGTACGTGTTCCACACCGCGCCCATGCACCCGCACCTGATGGATCCGGTTAGCGGGTTCTTCCAGTACGGCGCCGAGCCTACGGTCTTGGCAGCCACTGACGGCGGCGTGTTCGTGGTCGCCGATCGCACCTACTTCCTTACAGGCCTGGAAACGGCGCCTCAGCAACGCATGGTGCTGGACATGGGCGCGGTCGAGGGCTCGGCCGTCTCGCTGCCGGATGGTCGCGTGGCCTGGTTCACCCGCTACGGCCAAGCCATCGGCACCCCTGACGGGCAAGTCCTCCTACCGAACCGCAGCACCTACGCGCCCGACCTGGCGGCGCAGGGTGCGGCGGGCGTTCTCGATCATGCCGGTAGCCAGATGATCGTCACCAACATGCGCGGCGCCACGCACCCCAACAACCTCGCTACCGGCGACTTCGCCGACCTGGAGACAGGCAATGACTGATGAACTGCGCATCCGTGGCTTTCGCCATGAGCTGCAAATCGTGGACCTTGCGAGCGGCGAAATCGTCGATCGGGAGGTGGTTTACAACCGGATCCCGCAAGCCGGGCTCGACTTCCTGATTCAGGCGCCGTTCGGCGACGTGCCGTCAATTGGCGCGCTCTACTGCGGCCTGTACACGAACAACTACCTGCCGACGGCCAACACCACCGCCGCCGATATCCCGGCCGTGATGGGCGAGTTCGTCAACTACAGCGAGGCCACGCGCCCGCTATGGGATCGCGCCTACAACGCGGCCGGCATCATGGACAACGTGAACAGCAAAGCCGTGTTCACGCCGCAGGCGGACGCCTCGGTCTACGGCTCGTTCATCGTCTCCAACCAGACCAAGGGCGCCAACTCCGGCCTGCTGCTGTCGGTGGCGCGTTTCAACACCATCAAGCCGCTGTCGGCCGGGCAGGAGGCCCGTCTGCTGTGTGGCCTGACCTACATCCCAACCAGTGCAATCTGACGTTTTTTAAAGGGACTGATTAGTCCCATAACGCACCGACCCTAAAGGAATCCTCAGATGATTAAACCCAGTACCGGGGCGCGTGAAGGCATGGCCGTTACCGCCCCGCTTCGCACGCTGCTGAACAACGGTCTTGTCCGCATCTACGCCGGCGCTGTTCCGGTTTCCGCCGATGCGGCCCTCGGCGGCGCTGTGCTGCTGTGCGAGATCAGCGCCGGCGGTACCGGCACCGGCCTGACCTTCGAGCCGACAGCGCCAGGCGGCGTGCTCAGCAAGAACATTGCCGAGAACTGGACGGGCAACAACCTGGCCGACGGGACGCCAACCTTCTTCCGTCATGTCGTGGTCGGCGATGCGGGCGATGCCAGCACCACGGCTGTGCGGATCCAGGGCACCGTCGGCGGTCCTGGCGAGGACATGGTGATTACGGAGCTGCCGTTGGTCAGTGGTGCGCCGCAAACCTTCGACCTCTACAAGCTCGCCATTCCGGAGCAGTAAGCCATGCCTAACCGCCTGCAAAAGGTGCCGATAACGGTCTACGTGCCGGCGGTTACGGCTATCCCGTCGCGTGCCGCCTATTGCGTGACGAGGCGCGTGCTAAGCGGCTACAAGCAATCCAGTGGCGGTTCGAGCTACGGCAGCTACAGCGTCGTCTACGTGCCGCCCAATCCGTTGACCATGAGCCAGGGCAGCTACCTGTCGCTGCCTAATATGAGCGGCTATGCCGGCGTCGGCAGCAGCCTCTACACCGGCAGCCCGCTAACGCCAACCTACCGCAACGTCCAGACCTGTTACCCGGCAGTCGCGGGGCGCGCCGCTAAGCCAGCACGCACGGACTACTACGCCAATGCCGGCTGGAATGCCGGGGCGCGCAGCGTCAAAGCGGTGCCGGACAATGCGCGGTTCAGCTGCGTGATGCCAAAGGCGCCAGTGGCGGTCATGGTCGGGCTCACGGATCGCACGTTTAACCACACCTACGGCTATATGTCGCACGCGATGGTGGTACGCCAGTCGGGCTACACCATCGTTGAGCGCGGCATCGCCAAGAAACCCGAAACCAGCATTCCGCCAGGTGCGACCATCCAGATTGACCGGATGGGCGGTGTGGTGCGCTACCGGATCAATGACAACCTGGTCTATACCTCGGAATCGCTGTCGACGGGCGACGTATATGCCGGCGCCCTGCTGTACAGCCTTAACGACTACGTGGAAGACGCGGCGATTGAATCGCTGGGTACCAGCATCCGGTTCTCTGCCAGGCTGCCGAAGATCCGCGCGCTGATATCAGACACCTCGCGTATGTACCTGGACGCGGAACTGCCCATGTATCGCCTGTCGGCGGTGCTCAAGCGCCAGCGCGGGATTATCAGCTTTAGCGGTGCTCTGCCGGCTGTTGTCGGCCTGATAAGCGATCGCCCGCTGGCCATGGTGAACGGCACGCTTCCAGCGCTACGTCTGACGGCTACGCTGGGGCGCCCTGAGCGCGTCCCGTCCCAAGTGTGGGGGCTCGTGCCGGCTATCACGCTGTCGGCTCAGCTGCGCAGCGGCAAGACCGGCCAGGTTGACGCGACCATGCCGGCGATCAAGGCGCTTATCAGTGATCGGCCGCTGATGATGGTTAACGGCACGCTGCCCGTCCGGCTGTCACTCCAGGCGGTGCCGTCCTACATGCCGGCCGGCGAGATAGACGGATTCGATGGCCTGGTATCGGCCGACGACGCACAGCTGGAAACCGCGTTGCTGCTGCTGGCGATCGACTCGCTGGACGTGGCATCGAGCGCGGCTGAGCTGATCGTGGTGCTGGAGCTGACCGCCCTAGACGAGCTGTCACTCGGCGATCAGGCGACGTTCGGGCAGATTGTCGAGCTGCTGGCGCGCGAGCAGATCATGGTCAACAGCTCGGCCTTTGCCGCACAGCGCCAGGCGTTGCAATACGCGGTGAACGCGGCAAGCGGTGCGCTGACGACCTACCAGGGCTTTGACTTTCAGGGCTACACCACCGGGCGTGATGCGACCTACGCCTGGAAGGCTGACGGCCTCTACCGGATTGGCGCCGGTACCGACAACGGCGCGCTGATAAGCGCCCTGCTGGACTTTGGCACCACCGACTACGGCAACAGCCAGATCAAGCGCTCGGACATGGCCTATATCGGCGTGCGTACCGATGGGCAGTGCTTCCTGCGCGTCCAGGCCGATGCCGGCCCCGATCGCATCTACCGCGTCCAGGGCGAAAGCAACGTCCGCCGGGCGCAGCTGGCCAAGGGTGTGGCTGGGCGCTACTGGTCGGTCAAGCTGGAGCTGACTGATGTTTCATTCGCCGAGGTCGACGCAATCGAACTCGCCATAGGTACAACCCAACGCCGAGGCTTTGGGGCCAGGAGCTGAACATGGCAACAATCGACGACAACATCACCCAGCTGTTCGACTTCGCCAATGACGCGATGGTGTCGGCGCGCCAGACGGCCAGCCGGATCAACAGTCTTACGCCGGCGATCGGCTCGGCCACGCTGAACTACACCGCCACCAAGCCGAACATGCCGCTACCGCAGTCGTTGGGCGATCTGCTGGCGCCGGACAACAGCGCGTCGACCATCCAGTTCCTGAACAGCGAGAGCGAGAAGTGGCTGGATAAGTTCTTTCCCGAGCTGCAAGCGTGCCTACGCAGCGCGCCCGAGGAATGGCTGTGCGGGATCATCACCGGGCAAAAGCCGTTCGGGCTCAGCAAGGAAGTGTTCGACGCCATCTGGCACGAGGGCCGCGACCGTGAGTACCGAGGGCGCAACAGTGCGGTGCGCCAGCTCAACGCCGAGTTCTCGTCCCGTGGGTTCAGCCTGCCGATCGGCGCCCACGTTGCCGCCATTACGCGCGCAGAGGAGGCCGCATCGGACGCCATCGGCCAGGTGAACCGCGAGCAGATGACCCGCGAGGCTGAGATTAAGCTGGATCTGCTGAAATTCGCCGAGAGCGAAGCGCTCAAGCTGAAAACCGGCGTGCTCAATGCTATGGCTGACTTCTACCGGCAGTGGATCGAGCTACCGAACAAGGATCTGGAAGCCAGCAAGATCAAAACGCAGGCCTATGCGACGTTCCAGGGTGCGCTGTCGGATTACCACCGGGTCAACCTGGGGTTCGAGGAGCTGCGCCTGCAAGCGGCGAGCCTGCGTCTGAACGGTAAGCTGGACGAGTCGCGCCTGAAAGTGGCGCTGGCCACCGGCGACAACCGTAACAGCGCCGTCGCGCAAGCCACCAATGCCTTTGCCGAAGTGGCAGCCGCAGCAGCGGGCGCCGCGTCGACCCTCACCGCCGACGTTACGACGGGCTCCGGCGCGTGATAGTTCGCCGCACCAACTCGCCAGCCGGCGCCTACCTGCTCAAGCGGGCGGTTCAGCTGGCTGAGCGCATCAAGGTCAAGTACGGTCGCAAGACTGAGATTATCGACGGCTACCTGGTGGAGGGTAAGCGGTCCAAGGATCGGTTGACGGCCTCGGTGCTGGATCTGCCGGGCACGCTATTGACGTTTGGCCCTGGCTCACCTGTCGATCCAGGGTTGTACGGGCGGTATGACGGGCCGCTGCGCGAGAGCTTTGACCCGCGCCTGGCTATCCCGCTCAGCGTCTCCGCCGAGAGCGTGGACGGCGTGCCGCCGGGCGTTGTGATCGGTTTAGGCAAGCCGATGGACAACCCCGTGCTAGTGGCAGAGGCGAGCGCCCATGAAGCGGATGGCTGCCTGGTGGCGCCCGCGATACTGGCAAGCCAGCCGATTAACGCCAGCTGGACGGGCGTGTCGCCTGACACGACGCTTTGGCTGCTGTTCAAGGCGTTCGGCAGCGCCGCACTGCCCAGCGTAAGCATCGACGATGCGACTGTTCGCCAGCTGACGGGCGGTTATGACCTGGTAGCGCGTGACCTTTCGGGCCAGAGCCAGCTGCGCGGCTCACCATTTGTTGCGTGCTACCAGCTGGGCACCGCCCTTTACGTGGCGGTCCCCGTAGAAAGAATGGATGGCAGCTTGCCGATCGGGGCGTGCTGGGTATTTGCACTTACGCCAGGGATCGTCAACGGCGAATCCGTAATGGGAATAGCCTGGCACCGCCTGATCGAGCTGGCAGATATGGGCGCCGCTACCCTCACGCCAGCCGGGCTAGGCGGCAGTCTCGACCTGTTGGCGATCGCCGCGCGCAACCTGCCGGACATTGGCGTGGAGGTGACGGTGACGGGCCGCGCCCGCGTGGTGCGCTCTACGTCAGGCATGGCCGTCGATAACCATCTATGCACGGGGCGACTGTTTGCGCAGTTCCTGAACGGCGCCGCGCCGAGCGTGACGGCGACTGATTTGGATGTTCTAGGGGGCGCTGACAATCCATTGATCGGTGCAACCGGCGCTGACCCCGCCAAGTTCTACTGCATGGTCACGGGCGACGTGCTGTTGCCGTATTCGGGCGGTCTGGTTGAGCACAGCGGCTTCATTGCGGGTGATCGCAAACCGATGGATGAGGGCGTGCTGTCGGCCACCGTGGCCGTAGAGCGGTCAAAGATGGTCACGAAGGCCGCAGGCAAGACGACCACGCAATACAGCAACAGCCTGGGGTGGGGCGTGACGGATGCCCAAGTGGGCGGCGGCGTATGGTCCCGCATAGATGGCGCCATCGCGCGGGTGATCGGTTTTGCGTCGACCGTGCGCGGCGGCCAAGCGTACAGCTACATGATTCGAGACGGTTACTCCAACGTCGGCGCCGGCCTGGTGACGCCTGACGGCGTGGTGGAGGTGTATTCGCCGAACATCCCGACCGTTCAGCTACAGCTGAGCATCTACCAGCGCGAAGTGACTGACGCTGACGGCAAGGTTCTATGCCCGTTCGGCGCTGTCGTGACAGCGGTTGACCTGTCTGACCAGACACCCAAGATCGCCCTCGCAAAGGGCAGCTTCACCGGCCTAGCCTTCGTTGTTGCGCCTGCATACGCCCGGCAGGGCACGTATTATCTGGGCAACCCACTTGCGGCACGCGCCTATGGCGAGCTATTCGCACCCACTCAGGAAAATTGATATGACGCTCTCGTTGCCGGCGATGCGCTACACACCCTACGCCGAAGGCACGGCTCCCATGTATTTCCGGGCATTTGGTTCAGACGCGGCCTACGGTGTTCCTCTATCGGGGGACCAGGCAAACAGGCTACACAAAACCATAGATGGGATTAGCTGGACCGTACTAAGTTCGACTTTGCCGCAGGTGGCGGGCGATTTTGGGTGGGTGTCGGGGGCGCTAGTGTGGAAAGCGACCGAAGCCCCGTTTACCCGGATCGTTGTAGCCCACAACGAGGAAGACGCCGTGTTCAAAAACACACCAGTGTCTTTCAACCCTATCATCTATGGCCCGGATGTAATTGTGGGTTTCTCTGCAGCAGGTAGTAGCTCTGCGATAACGGTACGCGCCTACGTGTCCCGTGATCTGGGCGACACATGGACGATGGTGACGGTGGGCAGCGCCCGCGGGTCTACCTATGCGGGCGTGACTGCCGACGGGCTGTTTTGGTACTTCGCGTCGGGCTCAAAAACCCTATGGTATTCGCCAGACTTGGTTGCTTGGTTGAGTGCCCCGACAACCAGCAGCGCGGTTAGTTTTGCCACCGGCGAATTGCTGGTAATCAACAACACTAACGAGCTGCTGGTTTACAAAGGCGGCGGAATGATATCTCTGCCACCACTGACCAACTTCGTCGACGCTGTGTACCCTTGGCAGGGTGGTGTGTTGGCCTTTGGGTTGCTGGACGTGGGGGGAATGTCTGCCGCGAGGCTCACGGACATAGTTGAGCTTACGACAGCTGCGTTTCTCCCAGTAGACTACGCGCCGAACGAATACTTCTCGTACAACCCAAGCACCGGCTTGTTCCTTGGCCGGTACGGCTCGATGGTGTCCTTCACGCCGCCTTTCTGGACGCTCCTAAAACAAACGCAGACTATTGGCTACGCCCTGCCTGTAGAGCCGGTGCTGGAACGGCTGTTCTTCGACACGTTCGACGGCGCAGACAATACCGAACTAAGCGACCACGTATCAGATACTGGCCACCAGTGGGTGTTAAGCGAGCCCCCGTCGGGCGCTCCGTTCCCTTCAATCATATACGTTGGAAGACTGTATCCCCAGTCTACGTACAGCGCAGCTAACCGCGCCGTCTACTCGGTGTCGGGTGCAGACTCGCCAACGGCTGACTTCGAGCTGTCCTACGGGTTGGGGGGAACGATTAACGGCGGGGCTGGAGTCCGGTTGACCGCTAGGCTTCAGCACACCAACGGCCAATACGTAGAGGTAGAAGGGTACTTCTACGAAGGCAACACTACGATGGTTGCGCGAATCAATGACGCCCAAGGGTCGCGTACGGTAGAGCTATTCACCTCGACTCAGACTTATTACGGTTCAGATGCAGCGATTCGCATACGCGCCTCGGCTGAGGGGTTCAAGGTGATGTACGCGTACAGCGACTCTAACGGGACAGCGGAGTACGAGGAGATAGCGTACATCCCGAGTTCATACTCGATCGAAGCCGGGAGCTTCGCGTCTACGATCAAGTACGAGGGGTATGGCTTCGGTCCAGTCGGCGGTACGCTGTGTGAGTGGATGGAGCTTTCAGCGGTAGTACCTGGTTAAGTCACCCGCTTAGTCAGCCCTTCCTTGCGGCGTAGGGTTCGAGCCGCCGCGTGCTTAGCTTCCCCCCGGCCGCATAACCCCCCTTGCCATTGGTAGGGAGTCACATAGCGTCGGGCGCATCCTCAGTAGGAGCGCCCCATGGCTACCAACCCCGACGAACTCGACCCGAAGAAGCGACCGCCTCAGCTGGGCATGACGCTTACGCCGACCCAGCAGCGCCAGCAGCGCGTCGACGCCGACATGCAGCGCGCATCCTCGCGCATTCAGGAAACAAAGCGGGGCTTCAAAAAGGCCGCCGGCGCCGTAGGCAGCGCGATCGGCACCGCTGCGGGCGCAGTCTTTAACGCCGGCACGGTGGTGCCGCGCACTATTGCGGACGTGGCGACGGGCAAGATCCCGCTCAACGTCAGCCATCTGCCCGACTACGACAACAAGGGCGTGGAGCAACGCAAGGCCGCCAATTGGGCGCAGAACAACCCGGCCGAGGCCGATGCCGCCCGCGTCGGTATGCGCGCGGTCGCCGATCGCGCCACGTCTGCCGCCATCGGACAGGTCCAGGCCGCACAGCCTGCCAGTGCGCCAGGCATGGGCGACACCAGCACGCCGGCCGTCAACCTGAACGCCCCAGCGCCGGCCGCCCCTGCTGCGCCTGCTGCTACAGCACCCGTTACCAGCGATGCCGGCCCGCAGGGTCAGCCCGATGGCGGCTACCAGCGCACGTCGGTCGAGGGCGTGGTAGGTCGCGTCGGCGCCAATGGCGTGCCCGAGTTCAGCAATGCGCCGGGCGACGTATCGTCTTCATCCGATAATCAGATGACTGCCGGCCGCATGGGCAACGGTGTCGGGATGCTTTCCGTCGGTGCTGCCGGTGACAGCGCGCTGGCCATGGAGCGCTTTGGGCGCGCCAGCGAGATTCGCGCCGGTACCAACCAGCTGCGCCGCCAAGGCACCCTCGGCGATAACGGGAACTTCACCATCGTGAAGGACAGCGGGCGCACGCCGAACATCGGCGAGGTGGTCAATGAGCGCTTGGGCATGTCCCGTCAGCGCCTGGCGAACGAAACTGCCAACAGCCAGGCCGATCGCAGTTTGCGTGAGCGCGACCTGGAGGCCCGAGCGGGCTTCAAGAACCGCGAGCTGGGCAACCAGGAGCGCGAGCTGAGCAATGCCGAGCAAACCGGCGCCCTGGAGCGCCAGCGCCTCGGCATGGAGCTGGAAACCGGGCAGCTGAGCTTGGAACAGCAGCGCCAGATTCAGCAGCTACGCGAGCAGCTGGCCGACCCGAACCTGGACCCGGCGACCCGCGAGCAGATCCAGCGCACCTACAACGCCCTGACCATTCCGGCCAAAGACCGCTACATGCTGCAAGACACGGTGATGGGCGAAGCATTCGGTCAGCCAATCATGGGCAAGGCGGCGCTCGACGTTACTACCGGGCAGATGGTCGGGCAAAACCAGCAGCCGGCCGCACAGCAACCCCCGCAGGCCGGCACCGTAAGGAATGGCTACCGATTCAAAGGCGGCGATCCGAAAGACCAAAAGAATTGGGAGCAGATTTGAATGGCTGATCTAAAGCCGTGGGAAGAATACGCGCAGCAACAGCCAGGCTCGACGCCAGCGCTTAAACCCTGGGAGGAATACGGCGGCACCACTGCGCCCGAGGCCTCCGGGGTGATCGACACCTTGAAAGAGGGCACCAAGAGCGCCGGCCGCGCGATCGGTTCCGCCGTCAACACCTACACAGGTAATGCCGATGCTGTAGTCGAGAAGGCCGCCGCGCAGCAGGAAGCGCCGAAAGACGAGCGCCTGGCCAATTTCTACAGCGACGTAGAGAAGAACAGCGCGGACGACAGCGAAGATGCTGGCGTGCTCGATGCGGTCGGCAATGTCGGTAAGGCGATATGGGACAACCCGGCCGGCGCTGGCCTGGCCGTCGTGGAGCAGATCCCGAACTCGGTACCGACCCTGGCTGGTGGCTTCGCTGGCATGAAGGGCGGCGCGGCGCTGGGTACTGCCGTGGGCGGCCCGGTCGGCGCTGCTGTAGGCGGTATCGCCGGCGGCCTGGCCGGCATGTTCCTCGGTAACACGGCGATCGAAACCGGCCACAAGGCTATGGCCGCCGCCGATGACGGCGAGTACACGCCCGAGGAAATGGACCAGGTGAAGCGCGAAGGCGCTATCAAGGGTGGCGTTATCACCGGCGTGGATGCGCTGACCCTTGGCGCTGGTGGCCGGCTCGCTGGCGCCATGCAACGCACCGTTTCGACGGCTATGGAATCGGCGACCCGTAAGGCGCTGATCGACCGCGGCGTCGACGTGGCGGACGAGGCGTCCGTTCTGGCGGCCCGTAATGATCCGGCTATCAGCGCGGCCGTGCGTGCGGCTCAAGAGAGCGCCGTGAAGGCTACCGACACCCTCAAGCGTCGCGCGGCTGAGGCCGGCACGCTTATGTCCATGGAAACCGTGGGCGAAGGCGTGGGCGAGTACCTGGGCGAGCTGGCGGCCACCGGCGAGGGTAATGTTACCGATGCTGTGCTGGAGTCGCTGCTGTCCGTTGGGCAGTCCGGCGCCGAAACCGTCTGGAACATGACCCGCAAGCGCGAGCGCCCTGGCATGTGGACCGAGGCCGCCGCGATCGCCGATCCAACCCTGGACCAGGCCGCACCGCTGGAGGATCCAGCCGTCGATACGTCGACCGTCCAGCCGCTACCGAGCGAGGGCAACCCAGCACCGGCGCCGGTACCGCGCCCCGACCCGAGCAACGGCCCGCTGTCGGCCGCAGCCGCTGCGATGCCTGCCGCGCCGATCGCTGGTCCGCTGGCTGACGCTGTGCCGGCTGCCGAGGCTGTTGCAGAGCAGCCCGCGGCAGAGGCAACCGTGAGCGCCGAGGGACCACTGGCCGATGCGCCACCCATGAACGACTACGCCGCCGAGCAACCGCAAGCGGCTGCTGAGGTGCCCGCCACTAGCGAACCTGTCGCTACGCCGTCGCAGCGCGCCATCCTGACCCGTCGTGGCGTACCGGTCGAGCAGATCGCCAGGCTTAGCCAGAAAGCGGCCGGCGACCTCATTAAGCAGCAGAACAAGACCCAGCAGGCCGGCAAGCCCGAGCCGCAGCAGATGGGCCTACAGGAGCCCGCCGCCGTCGAATCAGAACTGCGCGAGCAGCTGGGCTACCTGGAGCGCCAGGCGAAGTCGGCCGGCGGCTGGACCGCGCCGCTTAGTCGTGAGCGTGCGCGCCTTCGCGCCGCCCTGGAGCAGTTCGGCGGCGAGCAGGCAGCCAAGCAACCCGCGGCCGATCCGATCCAAGGCCAGGACATTGACGGCGACTGGATGACCTTCGCCGAGCAGTCCGGTACCAAGCAGGTACCGCGCGCCAACATGCCGCAGATCAAGGCCGAGCACCGCGGCGCGATGGTCAATTTCCTGAATGCCCGCGGCATTACGCACCAGGACGAATCGGTGCCAGCCGCCAGCCTCAAGCCGACGCAGGGCGAGTTCAGCCGCAAGAAGGTGGAGCAGGCCAAGGCCTACACCGGCGGCAACCGCAGCATATTGGTTTCATCCGATAATCATGTGCTTGACGGTCATCACCAGTGGCTCGCAGCCCGTGAGGCCGGCGAGGACGTGAAGGTTATTCGCCTGGGCGCGCCGATCGAGGATCTGTTGACCGCTGCCGCGGAGTTCCCTAGCTCGACTACCGCCGAGGGCGCGACCACTGCGCAGGCTCCGGAAAAGCCGGCAGCGGAGCAGGTAAAGGCTGCGCGCAAGCCCAAGCAGGAGGCTATGCCGACGCAAGCATTCAAGTCGACGGCAGGCGTGGGCGACATATTGGCGGTGAAAGAGCGCTACAGCGACGACAAGTTCGGTGTGTCTTGGTCGAGCACTGATATTGCGAGCGCCGGCTCGATGGAGGAAGCCGCGGCGATCGCCAAGGCCGTCGCCGAGTCGGGCGCCGACAATATCACCGATATGCGTGCTGCTGCTGCCAAGTTCCGTAGCGCGGCGCCAGCTGATCAAATGGCCGTCAAAGACGCAGCCCCCGCCACGCCTGACGCAGCGCCAGTCAAATGGTTCGCGTCCGAGAGCAAGGCCAATGACTTCATCGCCAAGAAGAAGCTCAGCGCCACGCACCAGGTGGTAAAGAACGGCAGCAAGTACGAGATTCAGCCGCTGGCAGAGCAGCAAGGGGACTTAATAGTCCAGCAGCCTCCGGTAGTTGAGCCTACCCCCGCAGCGGAACCCGTGGTTGAACAGGTCGAGGAGGCTGCCAAGGCGCCCGAGCCGTCAGTAGAGGCTGCCGAGCAAGACACCGACAGCCAGAAGCCGGCCGTGCCGAGCGATGCGGAGCTAGAGCTGGCGTCCCGGCACAAGAAGATCGACAAGACCCTTGATCTGATGGATGACGCGCAGATCACGGATCTGTACGCCCGCGCCAACCTGGCGGGAGCCGCTACACCTGTTGAGCAAAAGCGCAAGATCCTGAGCCAAGAGCATCCCGACGACATTGAGCCACTGTTGAAGCCGAAAGCCGAGCCGGCCGCCAAGGCGCCCGAGCCTGAGACTGCGCCGGAGTCAACCAGCATTGCGGTGCGCAGCATTCGCGCGGGCAAGCAGCTGGCCCTTGCGCTGGAAGCTATCGGCTTTACCAAGATCGAAGGCACCAACGGCATGAAGCATGTAGTGGAGGGCGCCGGCCGCGCCGCCACCACCAGCGTTCGCCCCATCCGCACGGACGACCAGATCCAGTTCCAGGTCTCGTCAGTGACCACCAGTATGCAAGACGGTCGCATGAAATCGGCAGCGCCGGGCATGACGGAAACCTTCGACAGCATGGACGAGGCGGTCGCCCTGGCCGCGCAGTGGCAGGAAGTAAACCGCAAGTGGGTACGTGACGCGGTAGCGCCGTCCGGTACAGCTCAAGCCGCCGATACTGGAGTCCCGATCGAGGACGCCCGCAAGAGCGACAAGCTACGCCAGGCGCGCAAGATGGGACTGGACGCATACAACGCAGGCGAGGAACGCACGCCGCCGGCATGGATGGGCGAGGGTGATATTGCTGATGCCTGGCTGGTCGGCTTTGGTGACGGCATCGCGGCGAATCTCCAGCGCAACATGGACGCCGCCAAGGAGCAGGAGAAGGTCGCCGCGCCTGACCTTGCGCAGCAGCTCGCCGGCATGAGCAACGCCGCCCTGTCGTCGCTGATAGACGATATCGCCGCCGAGGACGCACAGGTCGCCGACACGGCCAAGCCTGCGCCCAAGCGCAAGCGCAAGACCCAGCCGAAGGCCAAGGACGCCACGCCGAAGCCGCGTAGCACCACGTCGCCGGCCGAAAGCGCCGACGAAACCGACGCTGCCGACGTCGAGCGCACTGCCGGCGAGATTGCCAAGAGCTTCGGCTACAATGTCAGCAGTGCCGGCATGGAAGCGATCAAGGGGCTTACCGAGCTGTTTGGTGGATCCGGCAAGCTGTCCAGCGGTCTGACGTTTGACGAGGAAACCTACGCCAAGGCCAAGCCGCACTTCCAAGCCATGTTGCGTGACGCACAGGCAGCCGGGCACGACCTGGCGCAGTTCGTCCGGACGGTATTGCAGAGCTTCGGAACCGGCGTAAAGCCGTACATCATCCGCTACGCCAACGACCTTCGGGACGAGGTGGCGCAGCCGCAGGAGAACACCAATGGCACAGACAGCACTCAGCCCGCAGTGGATCGCGGAAATCCGGCAGGAGTACCAGGCGCTGCTGGCGGACGAGGAAACGATGCACAATCGGGATCTGCACCGGCGGATTCTGACGGCGTGGCGTCTGGAGAGCCCGAAAATGTGGGCGAACCTGGCGCGGGCGGGACTGACGACGCCGCTGGCCTACGTCCTGCAAAACCGGATGTGGACGGAAATGGACGAGCTGCTGGGGCAGGGCGTGCCGGTAACGGACGCGAAGGAACAGGCCGAGCGAAACCATCTGATGATGGAGCCCGAGCAGACCGAAGCCCAAGCGTAACCCCGACCAAGGCGCCCGCCGAGGTCAGTCCAGGCAATCCCGGCCCTGGCAATTTCCATGTAGCTGACCCGCTCAAGATCGTAGGTGGCGGCCAGGTCGCCCGCTTCGACAAGAACCGTGCGGCGATCGACCTGTACAACGACCTGCGCGCCGAAGGCCGTCCGGCCACCCGTGAAGAACAGGAAACACTCGCCGGCTATACCGGCTGGGGTTCGTTCGGTCAGGAGTTGTTCCAAGGCAGTTGGGCGCACCCGGCGCCTAAGAGCGGCTGGGAAGCGCGCGATAGCTGGTTGCGCGACAACCTGGGGCAAACCGAGTGGGAAGGCCTGCAACGCTCGATCACCAACGCCCACTACACCGACCCGCCGACCGTTATGGCGATGTGGGAAATGGTGAAGCGCATGGGCTTCGACGGCGGCCGTGTTCTGGAGCCGTCCATGGGTATCGGCAACTTCTTTGGCATGATGCCGGCCGACCTCAAGGCGCGCAGTCAGCTTGCCGGCATCGAGCTTGATCCGGTCACGGGCGGCATGGCCAAGCTGCTGTACCCCGAGGCTAACGTCCAGGTGAAGGGCTACCAGGATTCCAAGACGCCCGACGGCTTCTATGACCTGGTGATAGGAAACTGGCCGTTCGAGGACACGGTGATCGCCGATCGCCGGTACCAGCGCCTGAACCCGTACCTACACGACTACTTTTTCCTGAAAGCGGTGGACCAGGCGCGCGCGGGCGGCCTGGTGGTCGGCATTACGTCCAAGGGCAGCATGGACAAGAAGTCGATCGGGATCCGCGCCGAGCTGGCCAAGAAGGCCGAGCTAGTGGCGTCGTTCCGCTTGCCGTCTGGCGCCTTCAAGGAATACGCCGGTACCAGCGTCGTGACGGATATCGTCATTCTGCGCAAGCGTCCCGAGCCGGTGCGCAACATCAGTGACGCCGGCTGGATTGAATCGGTCGACTACAAGACGCCGAGCGGCGAAACCGTCTCGATCAACGAGTATTACGTCAAGAACCCGCAGAACGTCATCGGCACTATCGACTTCGGCCACGGGACCACCTTCAAGCGGCCGGGCATGATCGTTCACCGCCCCGACAACATGGCCGAGCAGCTGGTACGCATCACTGCTATGGCGCCCGAGGGCGCTTTCCAGCCGGAGCGCCAAGCCAAAACCGTCAGCTATGTGGCCAATCACACCGACGACCGCGAGAACTCGCTGATCCGTACCAAGGACGGCTTGTTCGTGGTGCGTGGCGAGTACCTGGCGCCGGCCGTCGACGTGCTGAGCTACAAGATCAAGAACGAAGCCACCAATGCCCAGCGTGAGGATCAGCTGGACCGCCTTATCACCCTGCGCAAGCAGTACGCCGCGCTGATCGACGCGCAGCGCACCGGCGACGCAAAGACCGAGCGTAAAGCGCTCAAGGCGAGCTACGACGCCTTTGTCGCCAAGCACGGCACGATCAACGGCAGTTACGGCCTCAAGTACCTACAGCGCATTGACGACCCGTTCTACGCCTCCCTGGCGGCGCTGGAGATTCAAGGCAAGGACGGCGCCCTGGTGCCCTCGGCGATCATGTCCAAGGCCACCACGCGCGGCGCGCTGAACATCCAGAGCCCGAGCATCACCGATGCCTACGTGCTGGCGCGCAACCAGTCGATCAACCCAACCATTGAGCAGGTCGCTGAGCTGGCGAAGAAGCCGGCCGCCGAGGTGAAAGCCGAGCTACTGGCTAAGGGTGCTGTGTTCGAGCTGCCGAGCGGCGACGTGGTGCCGGCCGATATCTACCTGTCGGGCAACGTGCGCGAGAAGCTGCGCGATGCCAAGGCCGCCGTCGCCGAAGGCCTGGCGCAGCTGCAAAGCAACGTCGCCGCCCTGGAGAAGGTGGTGCCGGCCGACGTGCCGTACTACAAGATCGAGGCGCAAATGGGCGCGTCGTGGGTATCGACCGGCATCTATGCCGAGTACGTCGCCCATATGCTCAACCTGACCACGCCGGACGGCATCGACGTGAGCTATTCCAACGGTCGTTGGAAAATCAAGCTGCCCAAGGGGGCGAACAATCGCGCCGAGGCCAGCGCCGGGTTTGGTACCCGAGAGGTGCCATTCTCCCGCCTGGTCAACGCCGCGATCACCAACCAGACAATCAACATCACCCGCAAGGGCAGCGACGGCAAGAGCTACAACGACCCCGAGGCGACGAAGGAGGTCAACGGCAAGATCAGCGAAATCCGCCAGCGCTTCGGCGAATGGCTGTGGTCCGACCCCGAGCGCCGCAGCGCCGTGGAGCGCGAGTACAACGACGCCCGCAACGCCTACGCCACGCCGAACTTTGACGGCTCCGTGCTGGGCTTCGAAGGCATGGCGCTGAGCCTGGGCAACGGCCCGTTCGACCTGCGCAAGCATCAGATGGATGCGATCTGGCGCGCCCTGGTCATGCGCCGCTCGCTCAACGCGCACGAAGTCGGTACCGGCAAGACCTTCACCATGGGCGGCATCGCCGTGGAGTCGCGCCGCTACGGCATCGCCAAGAAGCCGCTGATTCTGGCGCACAACGCCAACAGCAAGTCGGTCGCCGCTGAAATCCAGATGATGTACCCGGCCGCCAAGGTGCTCTACATCGACAACCTGTCGCCCGATACCGTCGATATCAAGCTGCGCCAGATCGCCAACGACGATTGGGACGCGGTGGTACTGCCGCACTCGCTGATCGACCGTCTGGCGTTCAAGGAAGAAACCCTCATGGCGATCGCCTACGAGGAAATCCGCGAGCTGGAAATCGCCGCCGCTGAGGCTGCCGCCGAGGATGGCGTGGATCTGACCAAGGAAATGCTCGACGATGAAAAGGCGCTGGAGAAACTGCGCTCCGTCACTGCGAAAGACCTGGTGAAAACCCGCAACAAGATCATTAACACGATCAAAAAGCAGGCGCAGCAGGCCTCCCGAGAGGGCGCGACCGCGTTCGAGGATCTAGGCATTGACATGGTGCTGGTGGACGAGGCGCACGAGTTCAAGAAGCCGCCGTTCTCCACGCAGATGAAGATGAAGGGTCTACAAACCCAATCGTCGAACCGCTCGATCGCGCTGGCGTTCCTGACCAAGTACATACGCACCAACAATGCCGGCGGCAACGTCCACCTGTTCACCGGGACACCGATCACCAACACGCTGACCGAAGTGTTCCACCAGATGCGCTACATCATGCAAGAGGAAATGGAGGCGGCCGGCGTCGATCAGTGGGACGGCTGGTTCGGCTCGTTTGCCCGTGAAGTCACCGACGTTGAACTGAACGCCGCGGCTGAGTACGAGGCCGTCACGCGCCTGTCCGCCTTTATCAACGTGCCCGAGCTGCGCCGGATGATCGGGCAGTACATGGACGTGGTATTCGCCGACGACATGCCGGAAATGAAGCCGCGCCGAACCGCCACCGGCAAACTGTTGAGCGATTCGGATCTGACCGAGGCCGAGCGCGCCGAGCTGCTGAACGGCCGCACCGAGCAGGCCAAGGACCGCCCGTACAAGAAGGTCATCGTTGATACCGCCGACCTGACCGACGAACAGAAGATCGAGTTCCAGAAGATCCAGGGCTACGCCCGTGCCTGGCGCAACATGAGCGGCAAAGAGCGCAAGCAGGCAATGAACGCCGGCGACCCTGAATCGCCGATCATCTACGAAAACCTGGCAGGCAAAGCCAGCTTTGACGTGCGCCTGAACCGTGGCGCCGAGCTGGCCGGGCAGGAAGGGCGTGTGCCGGACACCGACGACAGCAAGTCGAGCCGCGTGATTCGCAACGTGCTGGAGATATACGGCTCGCACCCGCTCGCCACGCAGGTGATTTTCGCGCAGCAAGGCCTGTCGACCACCGCGACCAAGAGCGTTGGTCCTGTCGGCGACAAGCGTAAGGTGACGTACAAGACGTTCTCCACCATGCGCGATATGGTCGAGCGCCTGGTCCAGCAGGGCATCCCGCGCGAGCAGATCGCGATCGTCGACGGCAGCACCAGCAAGGACAAGCGTAAGGCGATCGCCGATGCCATGAACCGCGCGGAGATTCGTGTGGTCATTGGCAGTTCGCAGTCGCTTGGCGTGGGCGTGAACATGCAGCGCAACCTGCGCGCCATGCACCACATGGATGCCCCATGGATGCCGGGCGACCTGGAGCAGCGCAATGGCCGCGGCCACCGCCAGGGCAACCAGTGGAACACGGTGCTCGAGTACCGCTACCTGACCGACCGCCTGGACGGGCGCCGCTGGCAGGTGCTGGCGATCAAGCAGCGCTTTATCACGGCGTTCCTCAAGGCCAATGACGCTGACCGCGTGATTGAAGGCGACGCCGCCGGCGAGGAAGAAAGCGACATCCTCGAAACCTTCGCCGAGGCGGCCGGGGATCCGCGCATTCTGGTGCGTGAAAAGCTGAACAAGAAGATCGACCAGCTGCAATCGCGCGAGCGTCTACACGGCCAGGCTGTGTCGGATGCCCGCCGGTCGCTGCGCATCACCCGCGAGCGCCGCGACGAGCAGCGCGCCAAGCTCAAGGCGCTGGACGATGCCGGCGTGGTCGAGGCCGTGGAGGCGCTGACCAAGGCCACCATGGGCGCTGGCTTCACCATGACCGTGGACGGCACCGAGTACGACACCCGTAAGGATGCCGAGGCCGCCATTGCTGCCTTTGCTGAGGAACACGTCCGCACCGGCGACAAGCGCCAGCACTCGGTCGGAAACTTCGGCGGCCACGCGCTGAGCCTGTCCTGGCCGCAGTGGGCCGATCAGCCGGTTATGACGGTGGATATCAACGGCACGCCGCTATCGAGCCGTAGCCTGCGGATGCAGAGCCTGGAAACCGCCCTGCGCGGCTATCCGGAGGAAATCCAGAAGCAACGCAATGAAGTGGTCGAGGCGGCGCGCACCCTTACCCGCCTGGAGCAGGTAGCGGCCGAGCCGTTCCACATGGCTGCCGACCTGGAGCGCGCCAAGAAGGACTACGAGCTGCTGGAGAAAGACCTGGAGCAAAACCCGGTACCGCCGCCGGCATGGCTGCGCAGTGGCGTGCCGGTCGATACCGAAGTGACCTGGAAGAACAAGACCTTTGTAGTCACTGGCCACCGCTGGAACAAAGACGGCTGGTTCGTGCTGGCGGCGGATGCCAAGGGCAACGTAGTGATTCCATACACCGAGGCGCGGGACGCGCAAGGGATGGCCATCTACGAGGAGCGCGCTTTCGAGGCGCCGGAAGTGGTCACGAAGGACAACCCGGCAGGCCTGACCGAGGCCGACCGCGTACCGGAAGATTCAGGCGTCCGGCTCAGTCGTGCCGGTGGGCGTCCGTCCGGTGCTACCCGCGTCAGTTATCTCGACCGGCGGACAGTAGAACAACTCGCCGTCGAAGCCGTGGGCGAAGCCACCGCGCGCGATCGGTTTGTCTTCACCAGCTACGCCGACCTTCCCGAGGATGTGAAAGCGGAAGCTACGCGCCAGGGCGCGGCGCCACGAACGGTACAGGGTCTTTACAGTCCCAAACATAACAAGACCTTCATTATTGACGATCGGTTTACCAGCGCAGACGAAGCGAAGGGCATCATGTTCCATGAGCATTATGTCCACTTCGGCCTGCGCGCCAAGTATGGGCTCCAGCTGGGGCCGCAACTGCGCCAGCTGCTGAACGGCGTCGGCGGTCTGGACGGTATACGCAAGCTGTCCCGCGAGCAGGGTATCAACCTGGCCGCCTACGAGCGTGGCATCCTGGGCAATCCGGAAATCGCCGCATCCAAGCAGCCGCTTATCCTGATGGAGGAATTGCTGGCGCACATTGGCGAAACCACCGGCTCGCTACGCCGCCTGCTGGAGGAGTTTGTGGGAATGCTGCGCGCCTGGGCACGCAAGGCGCGCTCTAACTGGTTCGCCGAGCTGGGCGTTACCGACATGGCCTACGTGCTGCGCGAGGCTCGAAATGCGGCCAAGCAGGCCGACCGGGCGCCCAAGGGCCAGCCGATGTTCAAGCTGGCCGGTGGCGTCGACCAGACCGGCACCGATGCGTTCCAGCGCTGGTTTGGCGACTCCAAGGTAGTCGACAAACAGGGCGAGCCGCGCGTGCTGTATCACGGCACCGCCAATGACTTCACCGTGTTCGAGAATCGGTCGGGCAACAGCACCGGGCACGCCACGTCGGACCTGGGCTACTTTATGACCACCGAACGCAGCAGCGCCGAGGGCTATGCCCGCAACGCCAGCGACGGCATGCCAGGGCTGTCGAAGGTCATGGAGCTGTATGCGTCGATCAAGAACCCCTACACCGCCACGCTGGCGGAAATGCAGGCGATCGAAAACCCGCTCCAGGCGCGTCGATTCCGCGCCAAGCTGGAGCAGGCTGGGCACGACGGCATCCATATCCCGGCGCAAAAGGCCTGGGTCGCGTTCGCCAACTACCAGATCAAGTCGGCCACCGACAACGTGGGCACCTTCGACGACTTCGATGCTGATATTCGGTTCAGCCTGGCCGGCGGCTTCCTGGGCCGCCGCGAGCCGTTCGAGCTGACCGCGCGCAACGCCAAGCGCAGCCTGAAAGGCCGCCTGGCTGACCTGAAACCGGCACTGCTGGGCGCGCTGCCGCTGACCTACATGCGCGACTTTGCTCCGCAGTCGATGACCGCGCTATCGGCCTACATGGACGAGAAACGCGCCATGGATGCCGATCGCAACGAAATGCACACCCGCTATGACGCGATCGCACAGCGCTGGCTGAAACTGCGCTGGACCGATCGCAAGGCTGAGCAGCGCCTGGCCGACCTCATGCACTCGGCAACCCTGGAAGGCGTAGACCCCAGCAAGCCGATCAAGGACAGCTACACGCCCGAGCAGAAGGCGACCTATAACCGTCTGCGGATGCAGTACCAATCGCTGCCGGAAGGGCATCGCGCGATGTTTGGCGATGCGCGGGACGCCTACAAGCAACAGGTCACGACCCTGGAGGGTGTGATCGAGGAAAACATCCGCAAGTCGGCCGAGTACGCCAAGAAGCGCGCGCGCCGCGATCGGGATGCCGATATCGAGCGGGCCAAGGACGAGCTGACCGGCGACGAGCTGGACGAAGCCCTGGAGGCGGCCGACAAGCGCTACAACGGCCGCGTGGCGTCGGCTGAGCAGGGTGGCAGCGCGAAGATCCTGCTGCTGCGCCAGAAGTTCGAGAGCATGCGGGTCGACGAGCCTTACTTCCCGCTCAAGCGCTACGGCGAATACTTCGTTGCGCTGCGCGACGGTGACGAACTGGTGTCGTTCTCGATGTTCGAGAGCGCCGCCGACATGGAGGCCGCCGCCGCTGAGCTGCGCAAGACCTACCCGAGCCTGGACGTGAAGGTGGGCCGGCAGTCGAATAAGCAGGAGCTGGAGGGCGCGGTGGACCCGGCCTTTATCGCCGACTTGCAGGACGTGGTATCGCGGATGCCCAACAGCAAGGAACTGTCCGACCAGATTTACCAGATGTACCTGGAAACCATGCCGGACTTCTCCATGCGCAAGGGCTTCATTCACCGGAAGAAGACGGCCGGCTTCGACCGTGACGCCATGCGTGCCTTTGCCAGCTCCATGTTCCATAGCTCGTACCAGATCGCCCGACTGAAACACTCGCTGGAAATGAACGAGCTGGTCGAGCAGGTCGAGGAACAGGCCAAGGCCGCTGCCGATCCGGTGGACGCTATGACCATTGCGAACGAGCTCAGAAAACGCCATGAGTGGGTGATGGCGCCCAAGGGCGGCAAGATCGCGCAGCACATTACATCGGCCGCGTTCGTCTATCAGCTGGGCCTGACCCCGGCCGCTGCGCTGGTGAACACCTCGCAAACCTGGATGATGGGTATCCCGATCCTGGGCGCGCGCTTTGGCAGCGAGACGAAAGCCATGGCGGCGCTGGCCAAGGCGTCCAAGGACTTCGTACAGGGTCGCGGCCACATCGAGAAGACGCTGGAGGGCGACGAAGCGCTGGCCGCTGCCGAGTTCATCCGCATGGGCTTGTGGGACAAGACTCAATCACATGACTTGGCCGGCGTCGGCGACACCGGCGTGGAATACAACCCGCTGCGCCATAAGGTGATGGGCTATATCAGCTGGGCGTTCCACAACGCCGAGCGCTACAACCGAGAGGTTACGTCGCTGGCCGCTTACCGCATGGCGCGCGAGAGCGGCCTGGACCATGAGGCAGCGATCAAGGAATCGGTCGAACTGACCTACACAACCCACTTCGACTATTCGAGCGGCAACCGCGCCCGGTACCTGCAAAACGACACGGCCAAGGTCTTGTTCGTGTTCCGCCAGCACTCGATCAACATGCTGGCGCGCCTGGTGATTGATATCCGCGGCGCCATGAAGGGCGAGACACCGGAGGTCAAGAAGGCCGCCAAGCGTCGTCTGGCGGGCATGTTCTCGATGTTCGCGCTGTTCGCCGGCGCCATGGGCATTCCCGGTATGACGGCCATTCTGGCGCTGCTGGACCTGTTCGATGACGAAGACGACCCGTGGAGCGCCGAGGACAAGATCAAGCGCAACCTGGTGGAAGCGCTGGGGCCGGACGTGGCCAAGGTGGTCTTGCACGGTGCCCCCGGTACCGCGCTGGATCTGTCGCTGACCGAGCGTATCGGCATGGGCAGCCTGTGGTTCTGGTCGCCTGGCCGCGAGCTGGAAGGCAAGGACTCGTATCTGTACTGGATGGAGCAGGTACTGGGCGCTGCGCCGGCGATGGTCAGCAATGCCTTTACCGGCATGAGCATGATCGGCGAGGGCCACGTCTGGCGCGGTATCGAGGCGATGATGCCCAAGGCGATCAAGGATGTGATGCGTTCGGGCCGCTACGCGCAGGAAGGCGTACAGACCATGAACGGCGCGTCCCTGGTCGACGACGTGAGTACCTGGAACCTGATTTCTCAGGCGATGGGCTTCACGCCGGCGCACATTGCCGAGCGCTACGACACCAACAGCGCCTTGAAGACCGCCGAACAGCACGTCCTGAACGAGCGCCGCAGCATCCTCAACCGTTACGCCATGGCCATGCGTCAGGGCGACAACGAGACGCGCGGCGCGCTGCTGGAGCGGATCCGCTCGTTCAACGGCCGGTACCCGCAGTACCCCATCACCGGCAAGACCATATCGGCATCGCTCAAGGCCCGCGCGCGCCGTGAGGCTGAGGCCGAGGGCGGTCTGACGATCAACCGTCGTTTGGAGTTCCTGCGCGACCAGCTGTGATGACCAGGTAAGCAACGCATGGGCGTCCTTCGGGGCGCCTTTTTTTCGTCTGTGGTGTGAATTTGATAAGCATACGGCTAGCGGCTAGTATTCGCATGGTCAGCACCCCTATATCAACCCACTATCACACGGCAATCATATGATTATAGTTGTAGGAAATTCTAAGGGCGGCGTCGGCAAATCGACCATCGCCGTAAACCTGGCTACCGCGCTGGCGCTCGCCGAGCATGACGTGCTGCTGGTCAATGGCGACCGTCAGGACACGGCGCAAGTGGCGCTCTACAACCGGGACAGTGACGGCGTAATGCCGCGCGTCGAGGTGGTCCAGCTGGCCGAGGGCAAAGAGCTGGAGGCCAAGCTGCCGGGCATGGTGCCTGGCTATGACCACGTGATTATCGACGCGGGCGGGCGCGACTCGACGGCGCTGCGGGCGGCGCTGCTGCTGTGCGACCTGGTGCTGGTGCCCTATGCGCCAGGTTCGCCGGAAGTGTGGGCGCTGGACGATATCGACGCCCTGGTGCGCGAGGCGCGTAACAATCGGCCCGCGAATAGACCGCTGCGCGCGCTGTCCTTTTTAAACATGGCCGAGTCGACCCTGTGGCGGTCGGCCGACAACATGGCCGCCGTCAAGGCCGCCGGGCAGATGACGGCGATCGAGCCGCTGATGACCGAGCGCAAGCTGGGCAAGAAAACCGTACTGGAGCCGCTGATGGTGGTGCGCCGCAAGGCCTTCGGGAATGCGATAGGGTCAGGCGTCTGTGTCGAGGAACTACGCCCGCGCAACCCCAAGGCCTGCAAAGAATTGGAAGTGCTGATTAGCACATTGGGATAGGATGCCCATCGTTCAGCAATCACATGACTATCGACTGGTAACAATATGACTATCAAAGAGCGCCCTAAACCTACCGTCGGCGCCAATCTGCCCTCCAGCAAGCGGCCTAGCGACTTCGTTAACGGCGCGCCGGACAGCGGCAAGGTCAATCGCAAGGGCTCCGGCCGTGGCGTGACCGTCGGCAAGAAAGAACAGATCCCGGTCATCATGGCGCCAGATCTGTTAAGCCGCCTGGATGAAGTGGCTGGCAAGCTGAGCATGTCGCGCTCGGCGGTCATCACCCTGGCAGTGAATCAGTTCCTCAAGAGTGAGATAGCGCAATGACCAGTCCCTACGAAATTAGCTACGAAACGCTGGCGGCCGCGCGGGCCGGGGCTGGCCAGCTGAGTTCGCAGGAGCTTATGGCGGCAGCCGTAGCAGGCGCCATTGGGGGGGGTGCTGGAGGGTCAGCATGCGTCGATAGAGGAAGAAGTCGGCGACCTTCGCCCGCTGCGGGAGGCCACCGAGGCGCTGCTGGCGCACAACTCCCGCATCGAGAGCCGCAGGCGCAACCAGCTGCAAGCCGAGTTCGAGCGCCAGGCCACGCCCGAGCGGGTGCTGGCGCTGCTGGACGCACTTTGTTACCCACAACAGGACGTTACCGATGATTGATACCAGATCCCCGTTCTACCGCCACCGTGAGCTGCTGCTGACGGGCACCTACGGCGTGGCTGAAAGCCTGCAACAGTTCGTGCTGTCACTGTACAACGGCGCCCGGACGCAGTTCGCAGCGAACAAGCTGGTCAACTACGACGACGAGCATTTTACGATCTTCGCCGATTTTGCCGCGTACTACCGCAAACACGCCGAGAACGACGAGGCATTTATGGCGGTGTGCCGGGAAATGTGGGCGCAGCGTGAGCGCTGGGGGCAGGAGCACCTGGCCCGCGTTGAGCTTCACATGGGTATTGACCCGAAGCATTACGACGAAGGCGAAAGCGAATGGCACGCCCAGCGGCGCTGGCTCGACTCGGAAACCGAGCGGATGCGGGAAAAGGGCTGGATCGACTGACTCGCTCGCAGAAACAAAAACGGGGCGCCCTGGTCAGGAGCGCCCCGTTTTGTTGTGTGCAATCTGTGGGTCTGGCGTGTGGCGGTGTGTGCGCGGACTTCGCATAATCTGTTTGCCGTGCTGGCCAGTGGCCATCCTTCGCATAACCCCCCTTATGTTAAATGCAAACGGCCGCACTGATCCCTGGTGGACGCGACAGTCACCGGAAACGAAAAAAGGGGGAAGTCCCGAATATAGCCGGACTTCCCCCTTCGTTCAAGCCCGCCTATCAGCCGTGGCAAAAGCCCGCCATGCCCGTAGCGAACCACCACACCTCTTGCGCGGCCATGAACCCAAGCCCCAACAGGAACCCGGCGCATAGCAGCGTCGTCGCGTTGAGTTCCTTCATAGCCGCATCCTCTGCTCCAGCCGGTAGCCCTCAAGCAGCGCGGCGATCGCCTCAAAGGGCGACAGCGCAGCGTGAACGTAGAAGTAGAGCACTTCCTCGTTCGCCTGTATGCGCTCCAGGCGGTACGTGCAACCAACCGTCACAGCGGTTTCCGGTGGTTCGCGGTTCCAGGCGCCGAGCGCCGGCAGCGGCGCCAGCACATGCGTGTGCAGCATGGGCGTGGGCGCCTTGACGTGCTGCCGGCGCCCATCGGCCGGGCCGCCGACGAATAGGTACTCGCCGGGTTGGGGTTGGTTTCGCATCAGCGGGCACCTCCCATCCGCACGTCACCCGACAGCGAGTTGACGCTGCCGCTGACCGCGCCACAGGTCACATCACCGCTCATGGTCTTGACCGAGCCGTCCACGTTGCCGCAATGCACATCGCCGCTCATGGTCTGGACGGTTCCGCACGCGCCGGAGACTTCCACGTTGCCGCTGCCCGACTCCAGGCGCTCGACGTTGCCCGTCACGGCGATGTAGATGGGGCCGACCAGGCTGCCCGGCTCCTCAACGCCGTCGACCAGTACCTTGTCGCCATTAATGATGACCGAGCGTCCTACCAGGTCGCGGCCGTCGATGTTCACGCTACCGCGCGTCTCGAAGTAGATCCCGAAGCGCTTCTTCATCGCTCCAGCTCCTGCATGGCCTTCGCCTCGGCCAGCGCCTTTTCCTCGTCGGCCAGCCGCTGCGGCCGAACCCATGCGCAGACCGGGCCGTCATCGGTGTCGTGAATGGAGAAGATGAACCAGCCGCCGCACTCGCCGGGCGGTGTGCTGGGTTTCCAGTCACGGCTCGCAGCTACGCCGGTGGCCATGTAGTGCTCCACCATGTCGACCGGGGCGTCGTCATTGAAGTAGGTTTCGGTCAGTTGCAGCCCGCGTTCATGGAACCAGCGGTACGGAATCCCGCCGTCGCCATTGCTGGGGCAGGCCGGATGGGACCAGAAGCCGTTCTCGTCGCGCAGCACCACCATGGGCCGGATGGCGGTGCCGTTGCGGCATTCGTGCTCGATCGCGGCGAGGATCAGCGCGCCGGCCTTGGCCAGGTCGTTCAGCCTGTCGTGGCTGGGCTTGAAGAACTCCGGAGCCCACGGCCACATGGTCGTGGAGCTGCCAGCACGGCCGGCAAGCGAGGCGTAGCAGGCTGCCGCCTGGTTGAGCTCGTCCGCGTCGTACTGGTCGTCATGCTCGGGCGTGTAGCCCTTGACCTGGATCTGCTCGCAGCGCTCGGCCGCCACGGCGGCGATGGCTACCTGGGCGAAATAGGACAGTTCGTTAGTGGGGGTTTCGGTAGGGGTGTTGGTCTGCATGGTTGATGCCTCTTGTGTGCGCGCCTCAGATCGTGCGCGGTTGCCAATCAGGCCGCCCGCGTGGCGGCTCCTTGGGTTCTTCTGGTTTGGGTGGGGCGGGTGGAGGGGTAGCCTTGCGATCGCTGCATATGCGCCGGTAGAAGCCCCCGCCATGCGGATCTTCCCAGCCTTCGGGAAGGTGGAATCGCAGTGCGTGGCCAAGGCTGCACGGGTTGTAGTCGTCCGGCGGGTCGCCGCGCTTCGTCCAGGGCTTGAAGCGCTGGCAGTCGTGGCAATACTCGGCTGGCTCGCCCCTCTCCCGCTCAACGCGCCGATTCAGCAGCTCGTCCATAAGCTGCTGGTCGGTGTAGTGCTCCAGGCTCATGCCCGCGCCTTGGGTGGCTTGGTTACGGCATCTTCCCAGCTCATTGCCGGGTTATCCCGTAGACGCCTGTTCGCTGTCCGGTAGCCGACAATGCCAAAGTGGTTGCACAGCGCGTAAACCGTACCTCGCACGCCGCGCACCTCCCCGACCTTGCCTCTTGGCTTGGCCAGGGCGCTCCGGTCTGCTGTGATGGCCTCGCTCCAGCTGAGCGTCGGATCGCGTTGCCGTCTCTGTAGGGCTGTTGAATAAGTAGCCGCCTTAAAGTACCGGCACAGCAACTTTGCCGGCCCCTTCATGCCGCCGGCCGACACTTCCAGGTTGCGCTTGTGAGGGGTGGTAATAGCCGCTTCCCAGCTAAGGCTGGGGTCGCGCCACTTCCGGGTTTTCGCCGTGTTCCAGCTGACAATGCCGAAGTGCTTGCACAGCTCCGGCCCGGTACCCGACACGCCGCGCACTGTAAGTTTTTCCTTTCGTGATCGCCGCATGGCGCCCTCCAGTTAGAACAGGCTGAGCGTTTGCCCGCGCTGCGTGTCTACGGCGGGCGGTGGTGGCAGCGGGCGCGCTTTGCGTGCGGGCGCCGGCGGGGTTTCGGTACCGACGCGCAGTTCCTGCGGGATAGGCAGCGGATTGAGCGCAGCGGCCAGCGCCGGCCCGTTGTCGTAGGGCTGCCAGGCGTCGATCAGATCCCAGCGCTCGGCGAAGTAGGACGGCCGCTCGATGTAGTGGCCGCCAGTGGTGAACCGGACCCGTATCAGGCCGGTACCGACCGGGCGCTGCTCGATCGGCGTCCAGGGTTGCGCGTCTACAGGTATCGGTTTTGGTACCGCTGGCGCTGGCTCGTCCATTGCCAGGAACATGCGCTGCGCTTCGTTGCCGATCGCCACCACCTTGCCGGCGACGATCAGGCTGCCGTACAGGTTGCGCTCGCAGGCCTTGCAAACCTGGTACTCGAACACGATGCCGACCTTCGAGCGCGTCACGCTGGCGTCCTTCATGGATCCGCCGCACTTACACTCCATGGGCCTGCTCCACGCGCTTGAACTCGACGACCCAGACCCAAGGGTTGGCGTTGTAGCTGTCGACGCCATAGAGCGATGACCAGAGGATGCTGAGCAGTTCGGTAGCGGAGTAGCAGTTGCCGTCCGGGTCGAGGTCGTGCTCACAGGCCCGTACGCCCTCGGCTTCCGCCTGTTCCTCGGTGGTGCCCTGTAGGCGCTCGACACGCACGTCGGTGATTTCGAGCAGGATGCGTGAGGCCCAGCGTGGCATATGGATCGACGGGCGCCAGCGCCCCTCGGCGCCTGAAAGCAGATCTTCGGACCAGACAGCGAAGTGATATTGCTTCACACGCTCATCGTCGTAATTGAACGCGCCGTCCTCGTCGTGGAAGCTGGGTTCTGCCATAAGGTCGCGGATATCGTCATCGGCGCGATAGGCGATACCAGGAGCGCCTGCCAGGTTGACGTCGCCCCAGGTTTCGCGCACCCACAGCCGGTCGCCCGGCTGGCCGAACGGGCAGAAATAGGTAATGCCGAAGGCGACAGGCCGCTCGCGGTTCACCTTCTGCCATTGGGCCTTACTCATGGTTTCGCCCAGTCGGTCGGGATCAAGCCCGGCAGGTAGTGCGCGCCGCGTGACTGTCTTGCGGCCTTCCAGGATGGCGCAGACCATCGCGCCGTTGAACAGAATCGGACGTTCCTTTTTCTCGGACATAGCAGTCTCCATGCCCGCCGGGCGCGCCGGCGGGTTCTATGGTTGCGGATGGCTAGGGGCGGGCTTTGGTGGTGCCTTTCCAGAATGGTCGGCCCACTTCCTCGCCTTCGCCGGCGGGGCGGTACCGATCGCAGATGACCGCAACGTCTACGCCGTCGCGGCGGTGGACCTTCATCGTGTGGAACGGCAGCTTGCTGCAATCGGCCAGGCGATCAGCGCAGCCAGCGCACCGGCCGCCCTTGGGGTAGTAGTTCGCGGCCTTAGTCACAACTGCCGCCCTCGCTATCGATGCCCTCGGGGGCGGCTTGCCGGAACAGGCCAGGTCGAACGATCGTGATGCCCAGCGCTTCAGCCCGCCGGCGCGCCTTGTTTCCGCTGCCGGGCGTGAAGTCGGGTATCTCGTCGCCAGCCGACGATTGCTGGCGCAGTCGTGCGACCTCGGCTCGCAGCAGTCGAGCTTGCCGGGGCGCATCATGGTCAGCCGGCGCAGTCGGCACCACGCCGCGCAGCAGCTCGGAAACGGCCGTCTCGGCGTTGATCCGGCTCGGGTGTGGCTCAGCGATCAGCAAGCGCTCGCACGCCCAGCGCGGGACCGGCAGGCAGCCGTGCGGCAATGCGATGGTTTCGAGCCGGGTTTCGATAAGCCGCACCGCGCGATCGACCGCTACCGGCACCACTTCGCCGCGGATCCGCTCGGCCGCACGATCAATGGCGGCCTGGATGAACTGGGGCGGCGGGCCTTCCGGCGGCGTCATGCCGGTGATGGCGGCAAGCATGCCTCTCAGGGCGTCCGTTGCGACGGCTTGAACCTTGTCCATTAAGCAACCTCCTTTGCGTTCTCGGCCTCGTACTCGGTATTGAACACGTCGACCAGCTTGTGCGGGTTGAGCGCTACGGCAGCCATGGCGATCGACTGACGCCAAGCCGGGTGTGCGGCGCGGGTGGATATGCTGCGCATCACTGAGCGCAGCTTGCCGGGGTTGGGGTAGAGCCGGCGGGCCAGGTTGAGCGCCAGCACGACGGTCAGCTCGTCCAGCGGCTGCGAGCCGCTGCGCCACCACAAATGCTCTTTGCCCGGCGGGGCGGTTTCGCGGATGGCTTGGCCGTCGGCCTCCAGGGCGCGCAGATCCGCGCGCACCTGGTTGACGGTCAGGCCGGTGGCCTTCACCAGCAGCGAGACGGTCATGCCGTCAGGGTGGGTCAGGTGACGCCAGATAGGGGTCATCGCTGTTTTGCCTCCAGGGTCATGCAATCTTCAAATTCTTCGGGGCTGCGGAAGTGGAGCGCCCCGGTTTTCGCGTCACGGTAGGCGACAACCTGGACGCCCTCGTAGACGCCCAAGCCATCAGCGGTACCCAGCAGGACGAAGCGGCCACCGTCGCAGTTGTCGGCATAGACCGACACGGCGCGCACCGGCTGAGTGGGTACGTTGAGGCCCGCTTGCAGCTGTTCGATCTGCTCGTTCAGCGTGTCGACCTGCTGGAGCGCGGCGAAGGCCATATGCTGCGCATCGGCCGACCATGCGGCCTCTTGCTCGGCGACGGCACGCCAGTGCTCGACCTCCGGCAGGATGGAAAGCACGACGCTGGAGCTGGGTTCGCGCTGCTCGGCCTCGGCGATCATGTCCAGACTTCGAGCGAAGCGCTCTGCGCCCTGCTCGCTGAGCATGGGGTAGAGCGTGCCGTCGAGCGGGTCGCGCACCGCATACAGGCGCACGGGGCGCTGTAGGGTGGCCATGTTTTCAGGCGCTACGGCGTCGATACGCTGGAGCATCTGCGGCTCCATGCCGCGCCCGTGGTACCGGCGTATCTCGCGCAGGGTGCCGTGCAGATCCTTGATGGTGCGGGTGCTGCGCTCTTGGCCGCGACGCACTTCGGCATAGTCGGCCATTACTTCGGCGAGCAGCTGCGCCATGGAGGCGATCAGCGGGGTGTCGCAGGCGTCACTGGCCAGGACTTTCCCGGCACGCTCGATCAGGTCAGCGGCCCGCCGTGCGGTGTCATCGGCGCGTCTCATACGCTGGCCACCTCCGCATCTTCATAGGTGCGTTCGCCGGTGGCGCCCTGGTCGCTGTCGATGGCGATGGTTTTCAGGGTGCGCGCATGGCGGCGCAGTTGATCGGCGGTGTAGCGCCCGGCCGGCAGGCCGGTTATCTCAATAAGCGCCGTTCCGTCAGCGTCTTGGGTGTGTCGGGCTATCAGCGGGTCGTGGCGCATTGTTCTTTTCCTTCTTTGGCACGTTATGACGGAAACACGCGCAGCCCTCGGCGGGCACTGGCTTGCGCGTGGTGCGGCAAATTTCGGGGCGGTCCATGGGGTGTCTCGGTTGAATGCCCAGCCGGCGAGCGGCTGGGCGGTGGTGCGGGTTTATTGCGGGTTGATCTGCGCTTTCAGTGCGGCGATCGTCAGTCGCAACTCGGCATGACCTTCAAGGTAGCTTTCAACGGCCTGAATCATCACCGTGTTCATGCTGCTGTGGCTTGCCTTGGCCACCGCCTGTATCTGGTCGCGCATCCCGTCGGGCAGGCGCACGACGAACTTGTCCATGTCGCGCGACGAGGTACTTAAAAGTCCCTTGGTTGAGCGCAGGGGCTTTTTCTTGGTAGTCACTTGGCTGCCTCCTTCTGCTGTTCCTCGGGTGCCTTCTCTGCCGGCTCCTGGTACCCGAACAGATCGCACAGCGCCTGGATGACTGCCACCAGCTGCAATACCTGAGTGCCGGCTGAATGCTTCCAGAGGTCTTCCATGGTGTCGAAGTCCGGCGTCTCGCCATCAGCCTCCGATTCGTTATGGATGAACTCAATGCGGCGCAGGTGGAAGTCCTTGGTCAGCAGAAACGACACGGCGTTGGCGTGGACAAGCTCCAGGCGCGGAACTTCCATGCCGGCGCTGAGCGCTTCAATCAGGCCTTGGTGGGCGCTGTCCAGGTTGTCCAGGTCAAAGGTCGCCTTGGCGCCCTTCTCACCGGTCAGCACTACCGAGTCACCGACCTTGAAGCCTTCAAAGGCCTCTTTGTTGCAAATCTCGCCTTCGCAATCGGCGCCGTAATAGCTCTTTAGCCGCGTGGTCAGACCGCCCTTAACGTTGCTGACCCATATCGTGCTGGTTTCCAGCGCGCCGCAAGCCTCTACCAACAGGCCGACCAGGCGCCCCGCCACGTTCTTGTTGGTCGACGGAACGATCAGCGAACGGCTTTCAATGTGGTAGTAGGCGTTCAGCTCGGAGCGCTCGGGGAGCGTGTTCTTGATGGTGTTCAAGAACAGCTCTTCCTTGATGGTGCCGGCCTCGTCGTCGGTCAGCTGGCGTCCTAGCTCGGTTTCTTTAGCGTTCAGCGCCTCCAGCTGCGCCATACGCAGCGCCTTGATCGAGACAGGTTTCACGTCAGAGCGCAGGCGGAAAGCGAAACCGCCGGGAAACTCGGCCACCAGGCGGTCATCCAGGCAGGGCACGAAGCCGGACGCGCTGGCTTGCGTCTCCAGCACCGGCACAAACGGCTTTTCGGCCAGGTGGTCGGCGAGCGCTGCGGCAGCTGGGAGGGTGGCCTTGTAAACGATGGCGTTGCGAATCAGTTGCATAGGGGTATGTCCTTGTTGTGCTGGGTTATTTGCGCCGGCGCGCCTTGGCGGCTTTCTTCGCGGCTAGTTGGGTGGCGGGAATCAACACGTACAGCGCGTAGTGTTGGTCAATCACACCGGGGGTTGCCTTGACCAGATCGTCGGTCTGGCGGTGCGCGGCGGCGATCGCGGCGTCATAGGGAAGACGGTCGCGTCCGCCGAGTGTCAGATTCATTTCCAGCCGTTCGGCTGGGCGTTGGCCGGCAGCATTCAGCGGGCCGTTGGTGATGACCGTCGAGACGATCCGCCAGCGCTGCGTAGCCTGGGTAAAAGTGCGCGGCCCGACCAGCTGGGGCGTCATGCCGTACAGACGGCCGGGGGCGCTGTGTTCAACGTGCCGATACTCGGCGATCTTCAAAGCCTGGAAATTCTTCATAGGGGTTGTGCTGGCGGCGTATCAGGTCAGAAGGCAGCGAGCCCCGCGATAGGGGTCCGCGAACGGTATGTCGTCGTCGAAGTAGTCTGGCGGCGGCTGCTGGGTCGGCTGGGTGCGCGCTGCGTTATCTTGCGGCCCTGACTGGCGCTGTGGCCGTGACTGCTGGCGCGGGGCGCCGTCGTCATTGCCGCGACCGCCAAGCAACTGCATGGTGCCGCCCATATCGACGACAACCTCAGTGGTGTAACGCTTAACGCCATCCTTCTCCCATTCGCGGGTTTGCAGGCGGCCCTCGATGTAGCACTGCGAGCCCTTGCGCAGATACTCGCCAGCGACCTCGGCGACCTTGCCGAACAGCACGACACGGTGCCACTCGGTGCGCTCTTGCAGCTGGCCGGTCTGCTTGTCCTTCCAGCTGTCGGTGGTGGCCAGGGTGATGGTGGTCACCGCATTGCCGTTGGGCATGTAGCGGACTTCGGGATCTGATCCGCAATTGCCGATCAGGATTACTTTATTGACGCCTCGCGCCATGGCTGCGTACCTCAGTTGAAGCCCCGGCGAACCGGGGCGGTGGATGGTTAAGCGGCTTTCAGAATCTCCATGGCATTGTCCCAGCCTTCCCAATTGTCGACACCCGCGGCGAGCAAGGCGTCGAGGATGGACTTGGCCTCCATCAGCTCGTTGTACTCGCGGACGGTGATGCTGATTTCCGGCTCGGGCTCCAGCGCGGCGGCTTGCGGCACGATCTGGATAGGCTGAGGGGTAGCGGCAGGGGCGACCGGCTCGGGGTCGGCTACGGGCTCAGCAGGCGCTACCGCGACCGGCTCAGGCTCCGTGACCGGCTCCAGCGCAGCGACGCGGGCACGCTCCATTTCGGCCTGCTGGCGCTGCATTTCGGCTTGCTGGCGTTGCATTTCAGCCTGCTGGCGCTCCATGGCGGCCCGCTGCTCGTCCATTTGCCGTTGCATTTCGTCCTGCTGGCGCTGCATTTCTTCGCGCTGGCGGCGCGCCTCGGCCTGCTGGGCTTCCATCTGGCGGCGCATTTCCGCCTGCTCGGCCTCCAGTTTCTTACGCGCTGTCTCGGCAGCCTCGAACGCCAGACGCTCAGTCAGCATCCGCGCCAGCTCGTCCAGGGCGTTGTCGCGGGCGGCGATCGCTTCCTTGGTCAGGTCGTAGAAGTCGTGCGAGGCGTCAATCTCGCCGACGCGATCGAGCATGTCGCTGATTTCGGTGCTGGACTTGCCGCGCACGCTGGCGGGCATGGCAATGATGGCGTCGACCTTGGCTTGCAGGCGGGCGATGCGCGCCTGGCGCTCGCGCTCGATACGGTCATCCACCTCTTTCTTGGCTGCCTTCATCGGATCTTCCAGGGCGACCAGTTCGGTGGTGATGCGCTTGGCTTCGGCGTCGATGATGCGGCCGGCTTGCAGGTAGGGCTCTTTCTCGCGCTTGCGAGCGGTTTCCAGGCTGGTGCGTAGCGTGGTCAGCTCTTTGATGCCTCCCTTCACGAAGGCGTAGCCCTCGTCAGTGTTGGCATCCGGCACGGCTGCATACTTCTCTTTCAGCAGCGCCAGCGCGGCGTCTGTGGCGCTGTACTCGGCAACATTGACGGTGCCGTTTTCGATATCTACCAGGTTCAAAGTGGTCATAGGGGTTATGCCTCTGCGGTGGTGGTGATGGGGTTCAGGACGGCCCGGCGGGCGTCCGCTGCTTCGTTGATGCGGGTTTCGATGTTGTCGGGGTTGACCTTCACGACAAGCGCCTTGGCGCGCGCGCTCTGTACGACCTGCTTGGTAATCAGCGTCAGTGCGCGCTCGTTGGGGCAGGCTTCAATGGCGCTGATCTGGCCCTTGAGCCAATCGCTATATTCCTTCTTGGCCTCGGTTAGCACCTGGTCAGCGCCCGATTCGCCCGCTTCCTCCAGCGCCTTTTTCAGGTTCAGCCCTTCCAGGTAGGTTTCATCCTCGAACATGCCGAGGTACACGTCGGCGCAGAAGCCGAGCATCGACAGGCATTTTTTAATGGCGTCGCTCAGGCTCTTTTTCGGGGCGTCGAAGTCGGTATAAGGGCCGTACTGCGACTTGCGCACATAGGGCGTGTGGCCGTAGTGCGTGATCTGGTTGCGCTTGCCGCCATGGACGTACCAGAGCTTGATTTGCATCGTGTGCATCTGCTCGTAGTCCAGAACGGTAGCGCCGTCCTTGGCCATGATCGGTGCGCCGCGATCGAAGCGATCGACCAGCACCTCGTAGCCCCAGCCCTTACCAAGTGGGCCGAACTGCTCGGTGGCGCGCTGGACCATGTACAGGGTGTTGATCGACGTGACCGGGCGGCCGTCGAGCTGGGCTGTTTTGGTGAAATCCTTATCGGTTTCTTTCACCTGCTCCCATATAGCCATCTTGGGATTTGGGGTTTGGCGTGACATAAGAAACTCCTACGCGCTGCCGGAAACAGCGCGTTGATCGGTGAGGGTGTAGGGGGGTGGTTCAGCGCAAGAGGTAGATCCAGAAGCCGCAATGGGCGGCAGTCATCAGAATCACGACGGCCCAAGTGATGCGCTTCACGACAGCCCCCCGCTGAGACGATCGACCAGGCCGTAGATGGCGACCAGGCCGAGAAAGAACAGCACGCCGACGGCGCACTCAATCCAGAAATCGCGGCGACGTTGCCGCTGGGCGCTACTGGCCATGCTTCACCTCGACATACCAGCGCCCGCGCTTGATCGTCAGCAGCGAATACATCGGCACGGCGATCAGCGGTGTGTCAGGCGACAGCCCGAGCGCTTCGGGAAGGGTTTGCCCTGGATGAACCAGGACGGTGATGGTTGGGGTTGCTGGCGCCTTCCTGGCTGCGGCGTTCATCGCAAGGCAGCCTCATAGCGGACGATCAGTTCGCGGCGGCGGTAATCAAAGGCGTTCATGCGCAGCGCATGAAGGGTGTCGGCGTCCTGGTGGCTCATGTTGCCGAACAGGCGGGCGCCGATGATGATGCCGTCCAGCAGGCGATCGCGGTTTATCAGGGCGTCCACGCTTTCGGCGTCACGGATGCCATGAAGGGTGAAGCGGATCCGCGACAAGCCGGGCTCGTCGGGCTGCTCCAGGCTGCGGCGGCGCGCTTCGTGGCCAATGCGGTTGGCTACGCGGATCGCATTGGCCCGCAGCAGGCTCTCGCGCAGGCTGCGCTCCAGCGGATTGCTCGAAGCGGTGGCCGGATTCAGGTACTTCTCGGCGCGGCCATAGTTCGGGCCGCGATCGCGGTTGCGCGCGGTGTAGGGCGCGGCCGTGTCCAGGTTCTGCGGGGGTGTTTGCATGGTGGTCATAGGGGTGACTCCTGCGGGTGTGAGTGCTGCTGTGGATGCGCTGGGCGCATCGGAAAGCCAACTGCCTGATTACCAGCGGGCTTTCCGATGGGCACGAAGCGGAGGGACGAAGCGGTCCCCCCGGAGCCTGCTGGACTATTAAGTCCCTTTTTTGCCAATGGTTACGTCCGCGGCGCCGACGTATACGCGGCCTGGGTGGGGGGCTACTGGCACCTGGCCAATCAGTTCCTCGCGCTGGACGTGCATCTCAACCGGCGCATCGAAACCGAGCTTGACCTGGTTGCCGCTGATCGCGCAGACCGTGACCCAAATGTCTTCGCCGATCAGGATGCGCTCGCCGACGCGGCGGGTAAGGATAAGCATGTCGTGGAAACTCCGTTTTGCATTAAGTGGGGCAGACGAGCGGTATATTCCGCCCTGTTCTCCAGGTAGCGCGCTGTGCGGTGTGGTACCTGGGCAACAGGCTGAGAAGGGCTTTCACCCTCCCCAGCATTCGTATGGTGTTCTTCGCTGAGCCTGGACCCTTCCACGGACGCCCCCTCTATTGGGAATCTTGGTGGTGGTCGCTTTCCAGCGCGTCTCGATTGCCTAAGTCGAGCCGGCAGGTACTAGAGCCTGCATAGAGCGGTTTTGGTTCTCGCCGCCGGCGTGGCCGGTGGTCCGCTACGAGGATCTGAACTTGTTAAAGAGCGCGCCCTGAAAAGTGGGACTTTTGAGGGACTGCTGCGTACTTTACCCGATGGATAACAACCGTCAAGCGCTTTTCTGGCTTTTTGCTATGTGAGCAGCCTCACAAGCGAGCGCTCTGCCGTCTCTAGGCACGGTGTACCCGAATATCAGATGTTTACCGGCGGGATAATTTCGTGCTTAATTGACAAGCAACACACGAAAAGAGGGCTTTGGATGAAGTTGGAAACGTATGTCGCCGGCCTACCGAGGGGCGGAAAAGCACTGCTTGCGCGGGAGTTAGGCATTGCGCGCAGCGGCCTGTCACGCCTGCTGAGCGGCGATCGTGCCATAACTCCATTCAGGGCTATTGCCATTGAACGAGCCACCAAAGGCGAGGTAACCCGCAAGGATCTGCGCCCGAACGACTGGTTCGATCTTTGGCCTGAACTCGCCACACAGAACGGAAATGAAAAGGAATCAATCGCTGCGTAGTAGGACTGCCCGTCCTGTAGCTGCATAAACCACACAGTTACATATACGGAAGTAAAAACCATGACTTACACAAGCCGAGAGCATTTACATAATCGAGAGGTGAAAGTCCGCCTAGATGCGGAGTATCACGAACGCCTAAAAAAGATTGCAGCCAAGTCGAAGACCGCTAAGCAACCCGCCGCCTTTGCGCGGATGTACCTAGAAACCTTGCTTGAAATTGCCGAAAAAGAAGGGATTGGAGCCGTCGACGAGTTCTTTGAACAGCGGCTGCGCGCCTAATTAGTCCCGTACTCCCTGCGTCGGAAAAGGACTCCGACGCGGGAAAAGGGCGTTTTAAGGGACTCATTCGTCCCGTACAATCGCCAGACACGAAAAAGCCGGGTTTCCGGCCCGGCTTGATCGTTCACATCAGCACCGCTGACGACAACCCCTATGAAGTCGACAGCAAACCTAAACACCCTCTACACGAACGCTAAGGTCAAGGGGAATATTAGCATGACCACCGCAGCAGACCAAACCCCGATAAGGGGTACGCGATGAGCTGGCTACATACAAAAAGACCCATCGTCATAAATGCGGATCTGGCAACGCACGTTGGCCTGAACGAGGCCATCATCCTGCAACAGCTGAACTACTGGATTGACGCCACCGACTCAGGCGTCGACCACGACGGAATGCGCTGGATCTATAACACCCAAGATCGCTGGCGCGAGCAGTTCCCGTTCTGGTCCCTGGACACGGTGAAGCGCGGGTTCGCCTCGCTGAAAAAGCAGGGATTAATCCATATCCAGCAGCTCGCCAAGCAGAAGCACGACCGCACCAACTACTACGCGATCGACCACGCCAAATTGGATGAAATGGAGGCTCAAAGCCGCGCCATTGCTCATAAGTGCAAAATGCCCTCATCGAGCGATGCAGAATCCGCCGATCCATCAGGGCAAGAACCGCCAGTCCATGAGGGCAACATGCCCCCATCCAACGGGGCAACATGCCCTGATGTTACAGAGATAACAACAGAGACTACGGCAGAGACTACGGCAGATACTCTTTCCGGCCAGGGTGCTGACGCACCCGAGCCGGCGCTGGAAGGCGAGTACCTGGGGGCCGAGGAAAATCCAGGCCAGCCCGAGCAGCAGTCCGAGCCGAAAACGGCCCTGGAGCGCTACCGGGAACATGCCAGCGGGCCGAAGGACGAAGACTGCAAAACCTTCAAGGCCTGGGCGAACTACGCGATCGCTTACGAGAAGGTCTACAGCGTGTGGCCGCTGTGGAACCGCACCACTGCTGGGCAGATGGGGCACTTCATTGACAAGGTGGGCGCCGAATCCGCGCCGAAGCTGGCCGCCCACTACCTGAAACTCAAGGACCGCGCCTACCTGCAATCGTCCCACGACGTAGCGCTCATGCTGCGTGACGCGCAGGCGATCAATACCTCGTACCACAACGGCCGCGCCATGAACGGCACCATTGCCCGCCAGATGGAGGCGCAGGAGGCCAACCTCAGCGCCGCCGCGCAGATCCGCGAGCAGCAAGCCGGTCAGGAGGTAAAGCCCAATGCTTTCCTCCGCTGAGCAGGATGAACTCGCCGTCGCCATCATCGCCACGGCCGACGCACTCGGCCAAACCATGACCGCCGCAGCGGCCAAGATGATCGCTAGCGACCTGGCCCCCTACGATATCGACACGATCGCCGATGCGCTCCGCGCGTGCCGCCTGGAGCTGCGCGGCAAGCTGGTGCCGGCGGAAATCATCAGCCGTGTGGTCAAGGCTGACGGGCGCCCTACCAGCGACGAGGCTTGGCCGCTGGCACTTCGCGCCATGGACGAGGCCGATAGCGTGATGCTGACGCCCGAGATACGGCAAGCGCTGGCTGACGCTCGCCCGGTGCTGATAACCGGCGACCAGATCGCCGGGCGCAAGACATTCCAGGCTGCGTATGACCGCTACCTGAACGACGCGCGCCGCGCTGAACGTCCGGCCGAATGGGGGCTGTCGATAGGCTTCGACCCGCAGCTGCGCCTGCGCGAGATTGAGGACGCGACCCGCAAGGGCTTGCTGTCGATAGAGAGTGCCAATCAGCACCTGAAAGTCCTGGCGCACGTACCCATGACTACCGACGGTCAAGCGATCGCCGGGCTGCTAACCGGGAAAGTCGCCAAGCCGTCGCCCGACGTTCATCAGCGCCTGGAGCAGCTGCGCACCGACATGCTGGCCGACCGCAAAGCGAAGCGGCAGAAAGAGCAGGAGAAGCGCGCGGCGGACGCGGAGGCCGAGCGCGCGGACCTGGAGAAGCGCAGAGCGGAGCACCAGGCCGCGATCAAGCAACTTGAACGGGAGGCCCGCCGCCATGGTTGAACCAGTAAGCATCGGAACAAAGCCGGCTGCCAAGAAGAAATCCAAGCCGCTGCCGATCCATTTCACTGTTCGAGAAATGATCGACCCTGTGACCCGTCAGCTGGTCGGCGCCCTGGTGCCGGCCGAGGAGGCCGACAAGTCGATGATGCGCGATCGCGGTTTTCGTCGGAATACCCGCGTCCGCGCGGTCCTGACCCAGCCGCGCAACCCGAAGTTCAACAACCTGGTACACGGCATGGGCAAGCTGCTGGCCAACAGCATCGACGGCTTCCAGGGCAAGCTGGCGCACCAGGCGATCAAGGATCTACAGCTCGAATCGGAGGTGTATTGCGACTGCGAGCAGTTCGATATCCCCGGCCTGGGGCGGTTCCGGCGCACCACGCCGCAAAGTCTGTCGTTCGACACCATGGACGAGCTGACCTTTCAGGATTTCTGGCGCCAATTGTGTGAGTACCTGATCGCAACCTACTGGCCGAAGCTGACCGAGGAACAGATTACGGAAATGGCTGAAATCGAAGCTGTACGGCACGTCGCCTAACCAACAGAAGGAACTGAATCATGGCTCTAGTTAAATCACAAAAGCTGCGCGACTCCGCAAAAGGCGAAAGCTGTACGCTGCGCCTGCCTGGCTGCGGCTTCGAGGATGGCACGGTGGTGCTGTGTCATCTACCCTGTGGTCAGAAAGGAGTGGGACTTAAAAGTCCTGACAACATGGCAATCTATGCCTGTCACAGCTGCCACACGACCATTGACGGGGCAAGGCGCTGGGAAGTCGCGGCGCAGGACTATCTGCGCGCCCTGGCCGAGACGCAGCTGGCGTTCATACGCAAAGGTCTGATGACGATCAAGGGGATGAAAGCGTGAAGATCAAATGCCCGCGCAACCATGAGCACAGCACGTCGCCGTTCAGCAGTTACCAGGACGTGTGGTGCCATGAGTGCCGGGCGTTTTTCCCCTGGCCCAAAGACGACGACCAGCAGCCGCTGGTATCGACCAATCGCGACAAGAGGCGCAAGTGAGCGGGTTTCTAGTGCGTAATAAAAATGGGACTGAAAAGGCCCAAATCGCCGTAGAGGGCGGACCAGGCGAACCGATTGTGGTGCTGGGCAGCATAGACGAGGCGTTCGACCTGATCGAGCGTCTGCGCAGCACACACGCCGGCCCGCCGGTGCGCTGCCCTGGTTGCATGGGCGGGTGCGACTGCCTGCCGGTGCGGGCTTGATCTGTGGCTACTGGTACGAAACCGGGCGGCTCGTCTGTCACCGCCCGAGCAGCTGTGAATGCGCAGCCTCAAGCCAGCAACCACGCGGCGCAACAGTTGGCCAACTCGATTTATTCGCAACGCAACCGCCTGGGGCGCGCTTGGCGCCAGTGGGCAGAAAACGAACTGATCAAACAAAGTAGCGACCTGCATACGGAAGTAATGGCGCGCACCGAGCTGAACAAGCTCATGGGAGTGCCGCGTGACAAACATAACCCTGCCCTGGCCGCCCGCCGCGCTGAGCCCGAACGCCCGAGGCCATTGGAGCAAGCGCCACAAAGCCGCTAAGGCGTACCGCGCTAACTGCTATCTGCTGTGCAAGGCCGCGCGCCTTGCCGTGCCAGACGGCCCGCTCAGTCTCGTTATCGAGTTCGCGCCGCCTGATCGGCGAAGCCGCGACGACGACAACCTCATTGCCAGTTTCAAGTCCGGCCGCGACGGCATCGCCGAAGCGCTCGGTATCGACGACGCGCGATTCCATACGAAGCACTCATTCAGCGCCCCGATCAAGGGTGGTGCCGTGTGCGTGCGTATTGAGCCGCGCTAGCGGCAGGGGCGGCTATGACAGAGCAAACGGTATGCGCGAGCACGACACGCATCACGCTGGGCGAGGAGACGCTGACGGCGATCGAGTGGGCAGCGCGGCGCGGCTTGAAGTGGCAGACGGTGCGTATGCGCCGGTACCGCGGCGAAGGCTGGACCGAGGCGCTAAGCCCTGGCCTGCGGAAAACCCGCTGGATGAACGGGCTCAGCATGGGGCGCTGATTTCATTGGGCAGGCTTGCCAGGGCGGGCAAGTCACATAGGTTGGCGCTGCCAGCTGCCGGAACGGGTAGGGATGGCGCCCCCATTCACCGACAGGACACCGCCGCGATGGCAGAACCCATCCCCCTCACGCTGGCAGCAGGCGACAAGGTTATGAATTACACAAGCTATGCGGGCGCCGTCGTCAGTGTGACTACGGGTGTGACCCTGACGGAATGGGGCATTATCGTCGGTATCCTTACCGCCACGCTGACCTTCGTCGCCAATATGGTCTACCAGGCGCGCAAGGATCGCCGCGAGCAACAGCGCCACGAACTGCTGATGCAAAACATCAAGCGGCAGGCCATGGGCGAAGCCTTCGACGCCCTGGATGGTGGCGGCAAATGAAGCGCACGCGGCAGGCGGTGGCCGTGCTGACACTGAGCCTGGCCGGCTTCACGGCCTGGGTAGGCTCCGAAGGCTTCACGCCGGCGCCGGTGATCCCGACCAGGGGTGACGTACCGACTATCGGCCACGGGTCCACGCGCTACGAAGACGGCACGCCGGTGCGGATGGACGACCCGCCGATTACCCGCGAGCGCGCCGCCCAGCTGGCCCGCAACCTCCATAGCGAGGAAGAACGCCGCTTCCGTGCGTCCCTGCCGGGCGTTGATCTGTTCCAAGAAGAATACGACCTGTACCTGGATTTCACCGGGCAGTACGGCATCGGCAATTGGCGCGCGTCGTCCATGCGCCGCAACCTGCTGGTCGGCGATTACGTGGCCGCCTGTGGCTCGCTGCTGCAATGGCGCAAGGCGGGCGGCTATGACTGCTCCACGCTGGTGAACGGCAAGCCCAATCGGCGCTGCTGGGGCGTGTGGGAGCGCCAGGTTAAGCGCCATGCGCAGTGCATGGCTGTTCAGGAGGGTGCGCAATGATCCTGGCGGCGATGATCGTCACGCTGGCTGACTACCTGCTGTGCGGCCTGTCCGCCGAGGCGCAGGCGATCCGTTTCCGCGCCCAGCTGGCCTATCTGCGGAGGCCGTCCCGGTGGTGATCGACAAGCTGCGCCTGCTGGCCTATGCGGTGCTGACCGTCGCCGGCCTGGCCGTCGGCTGGAACGTGCGCGGCTGGAAGGAAGGCTATGACGCCAGCGCTCGCCTGGAGGCCAAGCAGGAGGCCGAAGACCTGGCGCGCAGCCTGATTGCCGGCATCAGCCGCGAGACGCTGGAGGCGATCGGCCAGATCCGCATCGAGCACAAGACCATCCACACGAAGGCCGTCCATGAAATCGAGTCGAATACTGTGTATCGCGATTGCCGCATCCCTGCTACAGGCATGCAGCTCGCCAACGAGGCGCGAACCAGTGCCAATCGACGAAGGGCTGTTACAGCCGTGCCCGCCGATACCGCTGATTCCCGTCGCTGAGGATGGCACCGCGCCGCTGGGTGCGCTGCTACTGGAGGACGTAGACCTGGCCGGACTGTACGCCGAGTGCGCCACGGGCAAGGACGGGCTGATCGAGGCCATCCGATCGCGTCAATAGTGTTGACGATAGTCATTCGACAATCATATGATTCCCATCGGTAGCGCAACGCTACCAACCCACTGAAGAAGCCGGGCAACCGCCACGGCATGCGCAGAGGTATCCCGCATGACCCATCACGTCCGTACCGTCGCCGCGCCGAACTACACCGTCACCCCGATGGACGAGTTCGTCAGCCTCGAAGTCCACAACGATCTGATCATTGCCCGCGCCCTGGAAATACTGCGCGAGCGCCTGCATAAGCCGGGCGCCGCGCTGGAAAGCCCGCAAGCGGTGCGTGATTACCTGCGCCTGAGCCTGGCTGCCGAGAAAAGCGAGCGGTTCGGTTGCCTGTTTCTCGACTCCCGGCACCGGGTTATCGCCCTGGATCTGATGTTTCAGGGGTCGATCGACGGTGCCAGCGTCTACCCGCGCGAAGTGGTCAAGGCCGCACTGGCCCACAATGCAGCGGCGGTGGCGCTGGTGCATAACCACCCGTCCGGCGACGTGGATCCGAGTCGGGCTGACCGCACCCTGACAAGCAAGCTGAAGGAGGCGCTGGCGCTGATCGACGTGCGCGTGCTCGACCATTTCATTGTGGGCGGTGCCGGGAATGCGGACGTGCTCAGTTTTGCCGAGCGGGGGTACCTCTAACCATGCACACCCTTATTCCACTATGTGAGGCCTGTACTTTGGCTATCAAACGATCCTTTTACCTGGCCGACGCGCCGGCTGAGTTCCTGGGCGAACTCAGCAGCAAGCGAATCAACCAGGTGGTCGAGCGCTATTCCACTCTCGTTAAGAGCGAGCGCGTCGACGAGTTGCTTACGACTGCCGAGTGGTCCGAGCTGTTCAAGCTGCCTGACCCGATCGACCCCGCCGCACTGCCCGAACGCCTGTCATGCGTACAGCGCCTGGCCGTGCTGGAAGTGCTCGAATCCATCCATCGCCGCAAAGGAAAGCCCCAATGACCGACCAGGAAACAAAAGAAGCGCTACGGGTGCGCGATCGCATGCTGGCTCAGTTCGCCGAGCGCAAGGCGCTGGCCGTCGAGCTGATGCGCGAAGTGGGCACGCTGCGCGGGCAGAACTACGTGCTGGTCCACGTCGAGTCCACGGCCGCCCTGGAGCGCCGCCCGTCCGGCAAATACGGCTACGCCCCGACCCGTGGCGACCTGGTGGGTACCCTGCACCTGGACCACGGGCGCGCATCGTCGAATGCGGACGTGTGGAATACCGCTAACCCCGATCGCCCGGTACGCATCATCACCCGCCGCGAGCTGCTGGAGGAAATCGTGGCCGAGTGCGACGAGATACTTGCGATGCTCGGTAAGACCCTGGAGGTTTCCCATGCGTGACACACCGAAGATGCCGGCAGAGTGTGAATGGCCTACTTGCGAGTGCGCGCTTGACCCTGATAAATGCAAGGTGCAATCGGTAGAGCCAGCCCCGGCGCAGGATGAGCGGGAGGCGCCGACTGTGGTCGCAACCGCGATTCTCGGCGGGCTTTTTCATGGCGGCTCTGGACCGGAGCTTGGGGAAATAGATATTGAAGTCTGCACGTCAGCGCTTGAGAAGATTCAGTGCGAGACGGTGAATAGCTCCGATGACGCTTTCTTGCCGCTGATGACCGTCGCCCAGCACGAACGCATCGTCGCCGCACTCACACGCCCCGCGCAGACCGAGCAGCAGCCGGATGGCGAAGCTGTCGAGATCGTCGCTAGCGCCATTGACGGCCCGTGCCGCGAGGTTGAGTCGATAGATGATATGGCGCAGATCATCTGCGGACAGCTGGCAGAGGCGGGCTTTTTGCGGGTTAGAAAATCGGAAGCCGCCAACTTTGCGGCGCCGATAGCTGGCGTGCTGTGCCGCTTCGGCCTAAGTCGTGATGATGCCGAGGCGCTCGGAGCAGAGCTTGCGATCGCCTTGATCCCACACCTTGCCCAGTGGGACGAAGACCATCACGCCGCCCCAATCGCGCAGACCGCCCCGCAGCCGGAGCAGAGCGGGCTGCCTGATCCTCGCCAGTGGACCGATCAGCAGGTGCTTGACTTCCTCGGCGTAGCGTTGCGCAACGTGGATGTGGTCGGGACCGTACACCTCAACGAGATCCGGCAGGGCTTCGAGCTGGTCATGGGTCGCCCCTCTCTGCCCGATCAAGGGGGTGCCCGTGAGTAGCAAAGCACTCAGTGCGATCATCCGCCACGAACTGGCAGCGCAGGAGGTCGCCGCCCTGACCCGTCGCATAGGCGTGAAGCTGGGGCACTGCCCGATCAGCAGGACGCCTGCCGACAACGAGTGGATGCTCGACGAAAAGGGCCGTCTCAAAACGCACCTTTGGCAAGCGTTCAACCATCGGGAACCGAGCGATTGCGGTTACGGGGAGGTGGGCCTTGGCGAAGACGGCATCGCCGACGCCTTGAGCCGTGGCAGTGAGTTTGCTTGCCGCCACTGCAAGCGCGCCTATCAGCTCATCCTGCGCCGGAAAAAGGCCAGGCAGGAGCTGGGTAATGCACGGCGGGCAATCCGCACTATCGGGCGCTTCGCCCTGGCTGCCCAAGGAGGCGCCCAATGATCCGCTTCATCGTTCAACGCCACGAGCAGGACCATAACAGCGGCCTGGAGCGCCGCGACTTCGTGACCCTCGACGCTAGCGTGCCGGAGCTGGAGCAGCTGCTGCGCAAAGGCGGTCGCGGCGAAATGGGCTTCGAGCACTACCAGCTGCTCGGGGTTGAGCTGCTGGAGCCGGCGCCCGAGGCGCTGCCTTACTGGGAGCCATGCAATCCCGGCTGCGATCCAGAGTTCAACGGGGAGCGCAGCCGGAACTGTGCAACCCTTTGCCATAACGCACGCAACGCCCTCTCCACCCAACGAGGTGAGGCATGAGCGAAGTTGCAGAAATGTACCGTGGCATGAAAGACCACCGGAAGCTCCTGCGCGCGCGTTTTGGCGTGAAGTGCCCCGAATGCGTCCGACTGCTGCCAAAGGCCAATGCAACGATTCTCCTGCCGCAGCAGCGGTGCCGAATCCATGGGTTTCGGGACGCTCGGCCGGAGCTTACGCAGGAGGACTACGACAGCCTCGCAGAGTAGATAAAACGCTTGACGACTGTTCCGAACAGGAACATTATTCAAGTCCCCAGGGGAGCGCACGCAGCGCGCCCCGACTCCCGAAAGGATGACCCGATGAAAGCCTTCAACCACGCCACCATCCACGCCGAATACCACGCGCTGTACGCCGACGACTTGTTCGTCCGGCTGGCCGCTTGGGACGCCGAGCAAGAGCGTCAGATGCGCGAATGCATGAGCGACCGCGATAACTACGACCTGGACGGCGTTCGCGCCGTGGTGGTGACCTGGCGCGAAGTGTGCCCAAACGGCAATGCCCATCGCGTAGCGCAGGCGGTGCTCGCTGAGCGCCTGGCCGAGGACGCCAGCGCTCGGACGCATCATGTACTTGCCGGCCGTAGCTTCGTCATCGCCATAGAGTTCGAGGACACCGACGAAGGCACTCGCGAGGCAAACAGTTTCATGGAAAGGCACCCAAGCGTCGGCGTGCTGGAGGTTGTCGACGGTCGCGTGATCCTGGCGTGGAAGGAGGACAAGGGCGAGCCCGTCGGCCCAATCCGCCGGATGCTGTGCTCATGCTGCGGCGCCGTGACACCGGGGCGGCAGTGGCGCAACCGGGACACAGGCTACGGACTGTGCGTGGCGTGCATCGACTACTGCGCTAAGCGCACCGAGCCGGGCGAGTTCGCGCGCACCTACGGGCACCGCGGCGTCCATTACGACGTATTGCCACAAGGAAGCGCCGAGTGACCATTACCCGCTACACCCCGCCGACGCCCGCCCAGCTCGCACAGCTGAAAAAGGCGCTCGGCCGCAACAGCAACCAGATGGCCGAACTCGCCGGCCTGGCCAACGGTGGCCACTGGCGCAAGTACACGGGCGGCGCCGACCCGCGCACCCTCACAAAGCAGATGCACTTCTACATGGCCGCCCAGCTGGTGCTCAGCCCGAGCGCGCTGGAGAGCATCACTGCGTGTATGCGGGAGCAGGGCGCCTACGTAGAGACGGACAAGGGGACTACCGCGTGAAAAACCTGATCGAATGGGAATCCAACCGTCGCCTGGACGACGATCTACACCGGCACTTCGAGGAGTTCGGCCGCTGGGAGTGGGCCGAGACTGCAATGGAGTGGCACCGCGTCCATAACCTGATGTTCCAGGCGCCGTTAGAGCTTGAATCGCCGTCTATGTACCTGGCGTCGGCAGCTGTCGCACAAGGGCATTACGGAGCAGTGGCAGGCATTGCGGCAGCGCTAGGCGTAGATGCCAGCATCCTTGCGATCGCGGTTGCCGGCTGGTACGAGAATCAAGACAGCCCGCCGGCAGCGATTGGATTCGAGGGGCTGCGGGATAAGTGCGAGGCAATACGCCGGAAGCGGCTACAGGAAGCCACAGCAGTCGAGCTCGCCACCAACCAGGAAGGAAAGAGCCAATGAAGCACATGAACCTACGCCAGCGGCAAGCCGTCGCAGCCAAGCAGGTAATGGCCTGGAACGCCAAGCACCCGATCGGCGTCACCGTCAGCTATGAGGAAATCCAAGGGGAGGGCGAAACACACCGCGGCGCCACCATCACCGATGCGCAGGTACTGAGCGGCCACACGGCTGTTATCTGGATCGAGGGTAAGAGCGGCTGCGTATGCCTGGACCATTGCACTGTAGTGCCGGACGATCAGGAGGGCGCACTGTGAGCGCTCGCGACGAGCTAGCCGAGCGCATCATGCTGGCGATGCTGCCGCAGGTGTACGACTACGAGGAAGGGCGCAGCGACACCCAGGAAGCCCGGTTCCGCAATGTGGCGCGAGACGCCTACATGATGGCCGACGCGATGGAGTACGTGCGGCAGGAGGAGCAGGAGGCAGAAGTACCCGAGGTAACCGCGCCGACCCTGCCGGCCGCAACGCCCGTAGGGCCAGAGGACGACGTTGGGGCGCTGGAGCTGCCCGCCAGGGTAGCGAACCAGCTGCGGAGTTATGGTGTCACCACGGTTGCGCAACTGATCGAGCGAAGCGCGGTTGATCTGCTCAAGCTGCCTAACCTGGGCAGCAGATCCCTGCGAGTCATCGAGAGCAAGCTACGGCATAGAGGTATGAGCCTGGCCGCCAGGTACGAGCCTGGTAGGTTCTGACGCAGCCACCAGTAACCAAGCCCGCCGATGTGCGGGCTTTTTTGTGGGTGCGCACTGGTGCGCAAGGTACTCATTGCGCACCGTCCGGAGTCACATAGCGTTCCGGTCATCGATTCGCAGTAGAGGCACCGATGACCACCACCACCCCCAATAAGCCAGGCAGTACAGCTACGCCCGATTGGGACCGTATCGAGCTGGACTATCGGGCTGGAATCAAGAGCCTGCGCCAGATGGCGGGCGAGCATGAGATTTCCGAGGGTGCGATCCGTAAGCGTGCAAAGCGCGACGACTGGACCCGTGACCTGTCCGAGCGCATCCAGGCAAAGGCCGAACAGCTGGTACGCACTGAGGCGGTACGCAGCGAGGTACGCACGGAAAAGAGCATTTCCGAACGCCAGGTTGTAGACGCCAATGCGCAGGGCATGGCCGACGTACTGCTAGGCCACCGCCGCGACATTCAGCGCAGCAAAAGCATCGTCATGCGCCTGCTGGACGAGCTGGAGCAGCAGACCGGCCTGGAGAACGCCGCGCTACTCGACGAGCTGGGCGAGCTGCTGCGATCGGAGGACGACAAAGGCCAGGACAAGCTCAACGACCTATACCGCAAAATCATCAGCCTGCCCGAGCGTGCCAGGACCATGAAGACACTGGCCGACTCGCTGCGTGTCACCGTCGATATGCAACGCCAGGCGTTCGGCATGGATGCCAAAGGCGCCACACCGGAAAGCGGATCCGGTACCGCACGTATTGGCATCGAGTTCGTCACAGCTCCCCAGCGGCCAGAGGATGACGACGAATGAGCCTGTCCGCGCGCCACGCATACGGAGACGCCCCGTTCGCCAAGCTGCAACTACCTGAGAAGCTGGCACCGCTATTCCAGGCGCGCCGCTACAAGGTAATGCACGGCGGTCGCGGTGGTGGTAAGTCCTGGTCCGTTGCTGGCGTGCTGCTGGCGATGGGCGCCGACCGGCCGCTGCGCATCCTCTGTGCGCGTGAAATCCAGAAGTCCATGAAGGACTCGGTTCATCGCCTGCTCAAGGACCAGATCGTCAAGCTGGGCCTTGAATCGTTCTACAACGTGCTGGACACCGAGATTCGTGGCGCCAACGGCACGCTGATTCTGTTCAGCGGCCTGCAATCGCACACCGTCGACTCGATCAAGTCGTTCGAGGGCGTCGACATCGTGTGGGTCGAGGAAG